TCAGCGTCAGCTTCTTCTTCGGCAGCGTCAGATTCCTCTTCGGCAGCCTCTTCTTCAGCCACTACTGCTTCAGCACAGTCTGCGGCTTCTTCTTCTTCATGGCATCCAATCATGCTAAACACTAGCATGGATGCAATAATCAAGTTTTTCATTAAAAATTCTCCTTTTAAAAATTAAAGCTATTGATAAACTTTTGTAAGTATGCGTCTTCCGACGACATTAGCCTTGCGGCTTTTTTCCTCTTCAGGAATTCCTTTTTCGGCATTTCGCCGACATCACTATACGGAAATACATCCACTTTGTAAACCTCCGCATCATATTTTATTAAATTTTGTATAAGAAACGAAGCTTTCTCCTCGGCATCAGAATCTAAAGCTACATAAACTGGCGTGTCGTTCAAAATAATGCTTTTAAACAATTTTGATTGTTCCTTTAAAGACGAACCCAATATGGGTACCGAATTCTTCCCAGCTACTATAGCATCAAATACACCCTCTGTCAAGGTTAAATCTTCGCACCAGTCAATATATAGTTCATTAAAAATTATCTTACTCTTTGAAGTGGGAGGATTCATGTATTTTCTCCAATCATCTTGGTAAGTTCTGCCAATAAAATAGTTACAGTCGCCATTCTCATTGAAAGAAGGGACGATAATTCTACCAGCATATTCACCACTGTTGCAGAATCCAATTTTCCAAAACAAAATGTCACTTTCATCAATCCCTCTTTTAAGCAGGTAGTTTTTTGCTGCCTTTGCCTGCAAGGTGTTATTCTTGTTGGCTAATGATACGAACTCTTCAGGCAGATTTACAACAATTTCTTCTTCCAATTCTTCTTGGGGGAAAATGCTCTCAATGATTGAGTCAAACTCAAGGAGATCTATGCCATCAACCAACTCCCGCCACTTGCTTTTATTCTCGTAAGTGCCGTATTTCTTTACCAATCGGTAAATATTGTTGCCCCTGTAATCACATATCCAACACTTAAACACATTTTTGTCTAAATTTACACTGAGTTTCTTTTTGTGGTGGTTGCACTTAGGACAATTGAAAAGATATTCTTGCCCTGTTCTGTTGTATCTTCCTAGGAAGTCTTTAAGAACTGTTATCTTTTCGCTGCTTGACAAGTTCGCACCCTGCTTTTGCTATTACAATACTGTCGGCAATGTCGTAGTATTGAGGCTTAATATTGCCTGATTTTGTGTACTCTACTACAAAGTGAGGCTCGTTGTCAAGTAAAAACTGAACAACCACCTGTTTCGCCTTTTGACCCTTGGGGACAGTGATGCCGCACACCTTGCGAGCAGATGTGGCTGCTACATGTTCTGGTTTGAGTCCTAGCTCTCTGTAACAGAGGTAAGACACAACCCCGTTGAACGAGGATAGGGTTGATAATGTTTTGGCTGATGAGAAACCTGAGCGGAACATTTGAAGGGATTGCTCAATAAAAATGTGGGTTATGTTGTATTCTCGCTGAATATCCATTAATTCGCCTTGAACTTGGTTGTATTTAGCGAATATATCTTTGTACTTGTTTTTGTTTCTTAGATCTAATGCATATGTTTTTATTATAGAGCCATTGTCTATAATAGTTAGACCAATAATACTAGTTGAAATATCTAATCCTAAAATCATTTAGTTATTATAGTAGATAAATTAGGGAATGTAAACAAAAAAAGCAGCCCCCGAAAGGGCTGCTTCTTGTTTTGATGGTTTAGGAAATATTTATGCGATATTACGCATTTCCTCCAAGGGTCGCAAATTCAACTGTGAATGTCACTGCACCAGCAGTATATGCGTTATCCGACTCAGATGCCAACAATGTTACATGAACTTCGCCAGCAGCATCAAAATAAATTGCCTTAGAACCAACAAAAGCCAGCCTTGCATTTCCGCCGAGCAGCGTGTGCACTCCGTCTATTGTACTAGTTCCAGTACCTGCTGCCACAGAAGTTCCAGCGGTTGCTAATGAATCTGCATCAAGAGACACAATTTGCGCTCCCTCTGCGGCTGTACCTGCTTTGATACCAAGCGTCACTGCTCCAGCATTTCCGGGGGAATCATAAGCCAAGCCTGTGTGAACCTGCACTGAAACTTCTCTGATAACCGATTTTGCAGGTATGTGAATTGCACCAGACAAAACTTTTTGTCCATTTCCTGCGCCTGTTGTAACATCAACTTTTTTCGTTACAAAATTAAGTCCGTTAACATATTTTCCACTAGCATTAGTGTGTGATTGAATTCCTGTTACTGTCATATCGCCGCTAACTGTTGTAGCGCCAGTGATTGTTGTGGCCCCGTTTAATTCAACGGGTCCATTAAAAGGTAATTTATCTGCCATTTTATTATTTCTCCTATAGGTTTAAAATGTTTTATTTATTAATTAACATGCATGTTAGGGTATAACCCAACGAAATAAATAGTTTATAGTTTGCGAAAATGCCCTTTTACTTAGTCACACTTTAGCTTTGCTATTATATATCAAGTTTTAATTTAAATGTCAAGTCTCTTTGTTCGGTTTTTTTAACTGGTGTGGCTAGCTTGGCTATAGCAATAAGATTTCTGTGTTCATCATAAATGCCAATCTTAGAAATGTAGGTTTCTTTGCTGAACATTGGCGGTTCGTCACCATAAGAAGAGCTTACAATATTCTTAATTTCAGCAGATGGGTCTTCTATATAATAACTTGACCCAGTTGTTTGAGACGCTTGTCCATAAGTGATATATGTTGGATTATTTGAGTGATTAATCATGCCTTTTGGGGCATTAGCAAACATTGTTACAACTTGTGTTCTTGTTGTGCCCCTAAAGTCCAATGACCAAGCAGATTTTTGACTTGGTATTGTTACGCCATCTTGTGCTCCGACACCAAAATAACGCCACGAAGGACTCAATAAGGTTGTGCCATTATATTTTTCGGTGTGGGTTCCACCTGATAGGTCCCACGATCCGGTCAAAATTAAGAAACCTTCGTTGTAGAGTGACACGCCAGCCACTGAGCCTGAACCGGGGCTTCCTTCTGGTCCTGTTTGGATTAGTTCTCCGTTTTGTCTTTCATCCTTAAGAGTTCCGATAAGAACACCAGAAACATAGAAATTAAGCTCTAATGATCCTTTTTTTATTTGAGAGCCATAGAAAATAGAGGGGATGCTAATCAGATTGACATCTTGCTCGCCCTTGTTCCAACCATCGCCCAAATCAGATGTATAAGCATAGTGTGGGCTGTTTGTTTTATAATAATTTGTAGTATTTTTAAGTGCTTCTATTTTATCCCTAGAAGTACCGTTGTAGTAATTTCTAGTAATACTGGCAGACATATTATATGAGCCAACTATGGTTTCCCCATAATCCATGTCATTAAAATCTGAATCGGTTACAGTTTTAAATGAGATTAAGGTTCCATTTTTAACCAAAAAGGGGTGTATGAGTCCATCGCTTGGTCTATCAACATTATACTCATAAAGACTTAAGTTTCCAACCGGGACATGGTTTATGGGCTGTCCTTCTGATATGCTTCCGCTGCTAGATGGGTGAGCATTGTAATATACTTTTTCATCATATACATAAAAAGAAGTTTTTGGAAATGTTTTGATTGTATTTCTGATTACATCGTCTTGACCGAATGGGTAATATGGCACAGGCGAAACCTCCTGCTTAATAGTCCAATCTAACCCTTAAGGTCAACTCTGTGTCTGGAGTTTTCTTAAGGGGTTCAGAAACTTTTGCTACCGCCAACAACTCATTATCAGCTGAATAAAGACCAACAGTTGTAATGTATGAGACTGGCTGATCTAGGCTGCTGTTTTTAACCCTGATTTGGCTTTGTGTGGCAGCGTCATTGCTAATATAGGTCGGGTTTGAACTGTAATTGAATTCACTGTGACCTGCTCTAGCAAAATAAACCGTAGAATTTAGTTCTGTTGTGTTATTGAATGTAACGCTTTTAATTCTATTTCTAATCGCATCAGCAGACCCAGAGATTGATGATCCAGTCATAAAATTTAATCCTGCGCCTCCGGCATCACCCGCAAATTTCTCAAGGGGATTGCCTAAACGAACGCTACCACTAGCGTTATTTATAATTCCTCCGTCTGCTTCATCTAGGAAAACAGAGCCAGATATAACAGCGACTCCTGCTTGATAAAAAATCAAGCCACAAGGGATGCCATGGTGGTGATACTTAAGTAATGGTGTTGTTCCGTGGAACAAATTTGATGCAGTAGCATATAAAATACCATATTCTCCTGCTGGGGAATTTACCTTGTAGCCTGTGGAGCCGCTCAAATCTCTAATTGAAAAACTTTTCTCAAAGGTAGTCCCGTCAAAAGTGACAGCAGAATCTACGCCAAGCTGTAAATCGAAAGAACCTTTTTTGATCTCATCTTTTTGCAAAAGTCTAGCAAAATTTAAAAAATAACACTCTCTTAGCTTATCGCCACCCGAAAGGTCTCCGTCTTCATCAAACTCTCTAATGGAGCCTGTGTGGTCATGTCCTACCAAAAGCTGCGCCATTTGATTGTAAATATTGATTTTATCAGCGTTTTGTGTATTTGTCGAGGAGGACAAATTGGAGACGTTTGAGTACCCAACGGTGATATCGAAAATGTGGTTTGCAGAAGAACTTAAATAAGGATAATCATATACAGACTGAAACAGTCCGTGTGAGTAATTCTTAATGTTTGTCTCTGTGGTAGAACTTCCCTGATTGTAAGTACCAGAAACAATAGAACCAGTAATTGGAATTGATTCATGTAGTAATGTTCTTGTTGTTGTTACATCGTTATTTAAAAAACTTTTAAAACTTGTTGCCATAGTATTTTACCTGTATTTTAGTTATTATACTTTCTTCTTAAGGAAAGTAATTGGCACATCTAATCTGTACCCTGTTGTTGCACCAGTTATCCTAACACTTGAATCGATTCTATAGAAGTTTTGAGCACCGGCAGAGTTAAAATTCAAAGAATCCTCAGTTCCCAAAAGTGTGAAAAGGTATGTGGAACTATTCAGTTCAATTGAGGGGTTAATTCTAAATTGTATCCTTGTCCCCCTCGCCCCTTGAAGCGGGGTGTCCGAAGAACCATTGAGGGAAGTTACTAGTGCAGAATCAGTTCCAAAGCTATATGATGCTATGTTATCGTCATCTAAAAATGAATAAGCTTGTATTACACTTTGACTATCCGCAATTGATCCAAGCCTATTGTCAATCTCTACAATGTATTGCGTTTCTTTTAGTGTAGGATCAATTGTAAAATTCTTATTTACCGCATTGTTGTTTATCCCTTGATCAACCAATATTGACTTTGGATCAGTCTGATTTGTTGCTGTATCTGTATTGGAAAGAAATATCCCGTTGTTTTTTAAATTAAAATCTCCAAAAACTTTATTGTCCCCAGTGAACATTTGGTCTGTTTGAGAATCAACAGAAACAATGTAGCTATTGGCTGTGTCTGTTTGAGGACTAAGTGTTGTTCCTACCGTATTTTGATTTATCAACATCGAAGGCATGTAAAAAAGATTAGTCTTTGGAATGGATAACAATCTACTTTTCATTGTAGAAGTGTTATTTGTTAAAGCTTCGATAATTGGAGTTTTTAAAATTTCGATGTCAAAATAAGCAGAGCCATTCGCAGCGTCCAAATCATATTTTGAATAATCAATTTCATCATCTGCAAAGGCGTACTTTACAATCTTAAAAGACCCGTCTCCTCTTGCCAATCTTGCTCTGCCAGCGTCAGTAAGGACAGCATCCAAAATAATATCTCCACTGTTATCTAAAAAAGCCATTTATTTTCTCCTAAAATGTGTATATTGCCTTTATAATTAGTCTTTTGATATAAATAGTTAAGTTTTTTTGTTTAACTCATTTAAATTATCATTCAAGGTCATCCGAAGTAATCTCTGGGTAATTGTATTCGACGAAACCATTATCACCACAAGATGGAATATTCTGATTTACGGTTTCTGTTCTCATTTTAAATTTGATATTTAAATCTACAGCTTTTCCAGTGTGTTTCGATTTAATCCTAAATTTAAATTCTTTAGAGTCATCCCCTGCCGCAAGATGTTGTTTAAAATTAAAAATTTTATCCTCCTTCTCTCCCAATACAATATTGTTGTTAATAGTTTCGACCGCAGAATCTGCATCTTTTAAACCTTTCCCACCGCTTATAGTAGACTCAGACATATTTAATGTATTTTGCAATGGAGCTGGATCTATCTTTAGATATCTCTTAAAAGGTTTTGATTTTATTTGCTTTAACTCCTGTGGTGGTGTGTAAATAGAAATTACCGGATAAGCCACACCTGAGTTTTCTACCATTTCCACTTGATAAACGGGAGATGGGTTTGACGGATTTTCGTGTACATCTATAGATCTAAATAAATAATAATACTTTTTATTCTGCTCAATAGTATCTGTATATGAGCTTTGCTTTTTTGCATCTATTTTAATTCTTTGAAGTACAAGATTACCGACGGTATGCGGAGGTGTTTCCGTTTTGTAAATTTCATATCTTATCGGATGATCATCTGTTTTAAACATTAATCTTGGCTCAACATAATATTCAAGTGGATACTGCTTTCCCGGCGTGTAGGGAGCGGAGAAGGCGGATGCTTTTAAAATATCTCTACCTTGTGCTTTTCTAATGTCTAAAAATTTTGAATCGTCTTGTTCGAGCAACGGGACAGGGATCAGCTCTCTGTCTACTGATCCGGGATAAAAATTAATCTTAACCTTGTTTTGTTCGCCATTTAATGGTATTATATCCACCTCTGGTGGTGTTGGAGGTGCATCACTTATCGCCACCACTTTCTTGTGAATTGGTATTTCTACTAATTTAACGTCTGGTTCGCATATCACATCAAAAATTGCCAAATTCTCTTCATACATCTCTCCCATGGCATATGTTCTTTGTGTAAAAAATACGTTCGAACCATATTTTTCATTTTTTGTTGGGTCTGCGGCGGAACCCTTCAATTGACCATTGTATACAAGATCAGCGCTTTCATCGCCGAAGTATTCAAAGTCGCGCTTGTTTGCAGTTTCAAGAATGCTTAAAAAATATTTCGCTTTCGGGGTCTGCGCTTGGAAAATTTCTATTGCATCGTCCTCTGCTGATTGTTGAAAGCCCGGAATATTGATCTCAGTTTCCGTACCAAACGTCGTGGATTCGCCTTCAGTAGTTTCTTCGAGGTTTTGTAAGCCAGTAGTAACAGTGTTATAGAGATCCGTGTCTTCTGGTATTGGAAGGTAACCGTAATTGTCTGTCCAAGGAGCATCTTTATAAAGATAATTTTCAAATTGAAAGCCGTATTTTGTCCCAACAACTATTTGATACGCATATACAATATATTCGTACTTTTTACCATATTTCACTTGTGTATCAATGTATTTGATAATATCATCATCTGTATCTTTCTTTACAAACCAAATATTTTGCAACACAGGACCCTGCGCCTCGTGGCTGGCTTCTTCAAGGACTGCTCTTTTTTCAATTCTATAAAATAGCGTTTCGTCGTATGCTTGTATGCCTTGGAGGATTTTGTCATAGTTTCTAAATCTCTCTTCTACACTTTCTGCATATTCATCACTAAAGTTAACGATCTGACTATTCATAACTTGGGACGCGAGGGCGTTTGTATTTCCGGGAGCGCCACTTGAGTTCACAATATTAAAAAATACTTTAGAAGAGGCATTTGCTGTTACAGGATCCCAAACATATTCTTTCCACAATTGATTGTCTTCGGAGTTTTTGTCACTATAATATTTAAGATATTGATCGACCCATTCATTTAAATTAAATTCTCTAACTAATTCTCCAAATCCGATGCTTCCGTCTGTTTCGTCGTCCCCGACAATCGGGGAATCCCCCACTGGAGTTGTTTCGCTGTCAATAACAAATGTTGCCGTTGTTTCGGTTGGTTTGACATATTTTATAAATTGATTTTTACTAACGAGAGTATAAATGTTATTGGCACATATCTTTGCGCTTGTCTGACCCGTTGCGCCTTCGCCTAATTCGACATATTTATTATAACCTGTCGTGTCGTATGGGTCGTAATATCTCATCCCTCCCGGAATGGCATTATCAAGTTTAAATCCTATCACTTCTTCTTTACTGGGAAAGATATTAGTATTTTGCTTAGTGTAGTCAAAAAAATTAGATATTAAAGTTCCCATTAGCCTTTTTGTTATTCCGGGATCATTAAAAACGTTACTAAACACATTTTTCTTATCTGTTCTAAATTCTATATCTATGTAAAAAGGGAATTGATTTTTTAAGGAGTCAAAAGCCATCACATCTTCTTTTTTGATAGAATTAAAAAGAATATTAAAGTACTCTCGAATTCCGGCTTTTTGACTTAAAGGTTCATCACCACCGGCAGCAGGCGCAAGACCGGGTAATCCACAATTTAAAATTTTATAACCAAGATCTTCAAATTTAAACTTTGAAAAATCGTTCTCTGTATTTGGCTTTGCGCTTATTAATGTTTCGGCTGTTTCGCCAATTTGATTTTTCTGTATTCCAACATCATAAATTGATGGATAGAATGTCTCTGGTATTTCGTACAAACTATCTGAGCCGATAACATTCACTTCGCCTTGTTTAGTTGACTCTTCATAGTACCTTGAATAGTAATTATAAACAGGTGTTATCTCAACATACTCCTTAGTGCCGTCTTCGAAACCAGCAAATGTCATCGCTTTGGACGACATTGGAAGATTCATTGCAAAATGGCTGTCAAAATACCTTCCTTCCCTATTCAAAACATTTGGGTTATAAATAGACTCGCCTGTTGTCGATATCGTTACATTTACATATTCCGGGTACCTATATGTTTTAAGGTCAAAATCATAGAAAGCATCTAAATTGCTTTTCACAATAGTTTGGTTAAAGGTATATAAGGAAAATGTTTCCCACATATTAGTTGCAACTTCTTTAAACAACTCAGTATATACATCATCACCCTCTTCTACGACTGTATCGTTCCAAGTTTGGAAGCCATGTAGTTCGTTAAATTTTCCTGCGGGGTCAAATATTGTCCCGGATTTTTTCAAAACACTATTGTGGTTCCAATTCAGGGGAACGTATTCAAATTCGCCAATGTCTACGTAGTCTGTTGGAGGAAAACGCAATTCTAAACCTGCTGGATCTGGTATTTGGTCTAGTAGGTATTCTAAACGCGGTATTTTTCCTTTTGGAATGCCGTTATCATCTAGGTCTTCATTGATTAGATCGGATTCCATCAGTAGAAAATCAGTTTCGATTCCTCCAGCTCCTCCGCCAGAGCCGACCTCTCCCTGTGCCTGTTCCATCAATTGTTGCAATTCATCGCAAGAGATTCCCAGACTCATGGCGAGGTCTGGGTCGCATTCAAAGACACCATCAGGGTCGCTGGCTGCTTGGCTTTCCATAGCTTCCATATTTTCCAATGCAGCTTGTACTAGTTTTAATTCACCCTTGAGAATCTCAATGATAGCTTTTATTTTAATAACCTCTGGTAGATCGTCTTTTGTTATGATATTGTCACCGTAGAAGGTCTGTTCATATTTCTTCTTAATGTCGCAGAACAAAGAAATCATTGAAAATCTATTTTGAATTAAATCACCATCAGAAAACTGCAACAATACCCTTGTTGCCTTTCTTCGCATATCAAGGGTATCAGCGTATGAACCTGCTGGCCATATCTCTGGGTCATTGAAAAACTCAGTTGCTGGACCTGTAGACGTTACACAATAATTCTGTATTGAAGGTACTTGTTGTTTATAATTGGTTGGAAAAGAAATTGTGTTGCCTTGGGCGGTTTCGTCGCCTAGCCATGCGAAAGCCGGGGTATTGCTATCCTTAGCAGTGTAGTAATATGCCAAAGTCCCATCATTGTCAGGCGTATATCCCCAAAATTTACCAATTGATTGGCGAAAAGGGTCTAATTCACTTCCTTTTTTTATATACAAACCGCCGAACGCGGATGCGGGAGCGTTTTGCACTCTAGTATCTGACTTGAATACATGTTCAATATAAATGTTCTGTTTGTCGGCATCGGCAAAAGCCCAGTTGTTTCCATTTTTAATCAAAATTCCAGTCTTATCTGGGACTGGATAATATATGTCACTATTATACAGCCGCTTTTGGATCGAATAATCATTTTGGAGTTCTTTGAGATACTTGCTTGTCATTTTCGTTTACCTTAAAATGCAACACATTTAATACAAATTATTATTTCCAGCACTTGTCATGTTATCTGTAGCTTGCCGCATCGGAGTCATTTGTCTGTTTTGATTTGTTTGTCTGTTTTGATTTGTTTGCCTGTTTTGCATCGGTGTTGCTCGATCTAGAGCCTCGGCAATTCCCATTGGCACCATTTGGGCTATAGATCTGTTTCTACTAAAACTCTCAGATCTTCTTCCAGTGTATCTAGGGACATTCATGATGCTGGGGTTTTGCATTTTGTTTCTTGTTGCCAATATAAGTCTCGTATTTCCATTGATGTATACTTGCATATCTCTTGGCTCTTCAACAACCCCGCTTACACTGTTCGCTTCACTATTATTATTTATTGCAAAATTAATAACAAAATGTTCATTGTAAATTGGCATATTTAAAAAATCATACTCTTTTATACCATAAAGTTCTTTTTGATATGGAATCATTCTGCACATAATATTACCACCACGCCCTGTGAGAACTTTCCAAGCATCATTTGTCATTTCTTGCCATATTGGATTATTAATATCTGAATTATCATATCCTATTAAATATTCCACTTTAACAATCTTTTTGAAATTTAAAATAAAAAATGACAGAAATTCTGGTGTTTGGTAGAAAACCTTATTTTTTTCAATTGGCTTTGAATCTGCAATCAAAAAATCTTTTGCATCCAAAGGAGAAACTCTTTCTTGGCTGACTTGGTATTCATAAGCCTCGGGTTTTCTAGCTTGAAGCTGGTTTTTTAAAGATTCAAACGATGGATTGTTCAGCTTTTTTTCATAATCCAAATGCAAAAACAGTGCTTTTACATGATTTGGCGCTCTTTTTAGGGGAGAGTTTGAATATTCATATAAGTTATCTTGCTTTCTTTTTTCGATCCAATCAGAAAATTCTCTATATACTTCTTTTGGGTTTGTGTAATAGTCCCACTTTGAAGATGAATCACTAAAAACATTAAAATACTTTTGCTGAATGATCGTTAAAAGCATAGTAGTTATATCTGCATTAGATTTTGAAATATCTTGCCCACTTTTTGTTTTAATCGATACTTGATTATTAGCCATTAAATAAGATGTGTCATATTTCATTTCACTATTTATGTCTTTTCTGGCAAATTTGCTCCTAGTTCTGCCTCTAGCATCTTCATTGTTCACACTAGAATCAAAATCTTGTGTATTTAAAGCGTTGTATCTAACAATATTTAAAAAGGCATTGTTGGCTAAGTCAATATCTGAATTTAACGAACCATTGTTCAAGATTTTTTGTGATTTAGAATTATTAAAGTTAATTACAGATGGGCTTAAATATGCGTATTTTGTAAATCCTACTGAGTCTGCTGGATTCAATATGTTTTCGTCTTTGTGTATTGCTATATTTTTTTGCATATCATTAGTGTCAACAACTGCACTCGGCATTTCTGGGAATAGCCTTGATGTTTCTAAAGAAATCCTATTGTCATATTCAATCGCTGTTAATGTTTTTAGACCCACAGAAACATTAGCATCTTCTTTTGCAGTGTCGCCTAGAGACAAAAAATCGTATCCAGTTAAATGATCGATATTTGCATTTATCTTTGTTTTAAATTTATGATCAATCGTATAACTTCTAGCCTTTCTAGAGTTTACATGCACAGATTCTACTCCTAATGAATCTGTGTTTTTTTGATATTTTATTGTAGAATTACGAACATTTAAAATTTTTCTATAAATATCTTCCATCGCCTTAAAGGCAATATCAACACCAGTTGGGTTTCCAAATTCAACAGAAGAAATTGTTGTTAAGAATGAAAACAAATCAGCTTTTCTTTTATCACTTTTAAATGATACAAATTTTTGTAAAATATAAAAAAATTGATATATTTTATTATATGAAAATCCTGCTCCAAACATATTATTTAATGTTGAAATTCCAGCTTGATTAAACCTATTTGTATTCGAATTAAATAAATTTTTACTTTTCTTACTGCATACAACATAATCGTTATAGCAATAAGAATCTACCTGATCATACAAGATTCTCTCTATACTTCTTAGCCTATCGTCTAGCCAAGTCGATATTGGATCGTCCATTGTTGCTTCTACAGAAAACACGTACTCTCCACTTTTTGGAGTTCCAATATCTGTGCCAGTGTAACACTTTATGGCATTAGACAGGTAGTTATCTAAAAGTGGCAAATCTACATCTATCTCACTTATCGAACCAACAGGGATAGAAGTTTGTGAATCTATCTGTGTTTTTGACAGCAGCCTTCCATTTTTTTGGTCCGTAGTGTTAACAACTAATTTAGCCTCGTCATTTTTTATCGGTTCGTTTAAGTCTATAGTGGGATGAGTTCTATTGTGTTCTAAAATTCTGTGCCTATAAATTTTAAGATCTTTTATTATTTTTTTATTTAAGATTTCATTTAGACCATTGCCACTATCGCCATGCATTAAATGATTAGCTAGACCGGGGAGATTTGTGTTTTGAGCTATCGCTTCAGCTAAATTAAATGAAAAACTAAATCTAGTATTACCAGATCCATCCATACCAAGATACATTTCTCCAAAAACACTTTTACCTTTTGAACCAAACATAGAACTATCAACATGAGAATAATCAAAATCTATTTTTTTTATTTCTTCCAATTCCCTATAATCTTGTATTATATTGTTTGAAAGATATGATACAGTCAACTTTGGTCCCATATCTTTCCCCGGTTCACCAGCCATATATCCTATGTAACCATTTGGACCGGGGTTTTCTGGTCCATGATAGTGAACTGCGCCGTTCCAAATTGATGCAGAAGAATAGTCTTTTCCTATAACTCTCCCGGCACTGTCTTTTAAATCTGGGAATGGTATCTCGTTCCCATTTCTAACATCGGTATTATTAACGTAAAATACCTGATTAATGCTTTTAACAGAACCATTCTGTATGACATTTTGACCTGTAATTTCTCCTAGCATCATTTTGTCAAAAATAACAGGTCTTTTGTTGCGGCGTCTCCCGGATGCTCTACCTTCCCCCATCATTTCAGATTCATCTATATAGACATATGCAAAATATGCCAAATGATTTGTTTTAGTTCCCCCAGCAACTTCCTTTACGTGTGTTGTAAATTTATATGGAAAGCAATACGATTTTTGCCCTCCTCCATAATTTTTTACTTCTATAGTGTTATTGCTTATTTGATAATTCGATGGCTTATTGCCTTCATATTCTGTAGCTTGCTTAGTTATAAATGTTAGCCCTTCATATCTTTTAGCTTCTAAAAGACCACCAGACTTAATCCACTCAGTAGGATTAGAAGTTATCTCTTCTGTCAAAGAAGGGTCTGTGCTCTGAATTAGCCGTATTTTTCTATTTTTTGATTGATTATCATTAACCATAAAAGAGTAAGCTTCAAGAGACCTTCCATCAAGCGGCACCTCAATCATTAATGTCAAATCAACTTGCATAACTTCAGAGTTATTAACTTCACTCAAAGTTGAATCTAAGCCAGTTTTTATATATGGATTATCAGATTTAAGGCTAGTATCCGCACCTTGTCTCATAACAATGCTTAAGAAATCAACTTTTGGTAACATCAACATGGCTCCTTATCATCATTGCTTGGAGTGTCATAGACGCTCTGCATTTGTTGTGAAATAGTAATATTTTCTTGTATTTCTTCGTCAACCATAACATCTAAATAATATTCAACATTGCTGGTTGTCTGGGGTGATCCAAATTCCGGGTTATCAAATAAACTTTCATTGGCTTGTTCTTTTTTCATAAAATAGAGTGGTCTTAAATTTTCCGTAAGTCCGGGAGTGTTGGGGGTGATCCAGCCTGCACCTTCGATTACTTCATAAACTTCAATATCAAAATTTTCGTTTTCAAATATAGAGTTTAATTCTCCAACATCTACAAGAATGTGTTCTTTTTCTACTTTTATGTACGAGTTGTCTGGGAAAGTATATATATCTACACTAACGTCTTCTTGGCTTTCTGGTGCCGGAGCAGGCTTAATTTTTATGTCATAAACTGCCTCGACATCTATTTGTGGTATTTGTAATAGACCTCCAGCTCCCGTATAAAGCTCTTGTCCATCCTCTGAGTTTAGGTTTGTTATCTCTCCGCTATGGAAGTTTAATTTCCAAGCTGGGGCTTTGGAAGTGTTATGTTCGCTCGTTCCCATGGGCAGACCCATGTTGTGGTAATTGTCAATGCTGGTTGGAGGCGCTTGCAAGATTTCATCTATTGTGTCGTCAACATTGAAGTGATAGATGATTAAGGACTGGTATGCTGTCCCTCCACCTTCGAGCGGTATCTCTTTGAGGATCGGGGTGAGGTCATCCGCCTGTAAGAAACCATCGACCAGTTCTCCACTATCTAAAGAAAGAATCTGCTTTTCTTTGTTGATCCAAGATTCAACACCAGCATAATTATATTGCACCTCTGTTCTAATTGCATTTCTAATCCTGTCAGAAGTATCTACAGAATTCTCTAATGCTGTAGAGGTAATGGAGTCCCCGTTGCCTTTTTTTGCCATTCCATTAGTTGACATATATTCGCTGTCATACACGACATCATCGTCAAAAAAAGCATAATAAGCAGGTTGAAATGTCCCACGAGACATTAAGCCCTTGCCATATTGTGTCATTTGCAGTTCTAAAACTTGTTCTTTTCTATCTAAAAATTTCATATGTCATAAATAGCCGTTATTTTTCTTTTTATTAGTGAATTATCGCTGCTTTTCTTGGTTTCCCTTTACGGAGGTAGTTGACCAGTTAACTTGATCTCTTTCTTTTACCTCTTGGCTCACTTCTCTTCTCTCACTTTCTTCATTTTTAATTCTATCTTCCAATCTTGGGTCATCTTGGTCTCTTGGGTCAAGTTTTGTCGGCTCAAAAGTAATTGAAGTCTCAATTTTGCCCAATTCTACGAGCGAAAAGAAGTCATACGGCCAGTTGTAACTGTATGTTAGCTGCTTGCCAGACACACCAAGCTTTCCTTTTGGATCTAACTCTGACAAACCGAAGCCTTTGTTGTCATCTTGCGTCAAAGAAGCACCAAAGTAGTTGTTTTTACCTCTTTGCTTTACCTTGAACACCATCCATCTAATATCTTTCGGAAATATGGACGATCTTGTTGTATCATCGTCATCTTTGGCAGATAAAACCTTTGGATCGACGCCAAAAAACTCTAAATTTGGTCCAGTTAAGAAAGGATGCTCAATAATTGACTCTGATTCTTCTGCTACTAATGAAATATCCGGCATTAAGTTCTGCCAAATGTAAGAAAGATCTTGTTTTGTAAGTTTGTGATTAAAATCGAAGATATACATAACAAAAGGATCTACTTCTTTATTGTTAACAAAATCCAAGTGAGGAGGAATAACAAACTTTTTCATTTTTTGAATCATATCTGTAATAGAAGTTCTCTTAATATCCTCTGTGATTCCGGGGAAATCACCTTTTTTAACAGCCAAGCCTTCTTTTTCAAGGTTATTTAACTGAGTCGCAAACGCTTTCTTTGGAATATTTACTTTAGTTCCATCCGTATTGATTGGGATTGCAACAATCGCCTCACTAATCACTTTGCTTTCCGCTAATTGACCAACTCTTTTCTTTTTGATATCAAATCCGCAAACATCAGCTAAAGATCCAGTTGTAGGAATTGACAAAGTTCTATCTGCCCCCGCCCTGCCAGATACACTAATCTTTGCAGGACCACGATCTCCACCTGCGGTCCCTTTCGGCTCTGCTTCTGTGGCATTAGTTATTTGCTCAAATGGATTTTTAATTTGCAAGAAAATACCGGCGTTTTGCTCCGGTATTTGTCCAAAAGTTCTCCACATACCAGTTGTTAATTCTCTTTCGTTTCCATCGCCGTCTCTGTATGTATTCAATATATTGTGGTTTGAAAAATCTAAAGTGGGACATTCAAACTTTGATTCAATAATCCAAACATCATTTTCTGTATTATCTGGTTCGACAATGCTGTTTGGCTTATAAGACACTGATCCGTCGTCTCCAAACACAGGAATGTAAGTTGTTTTCTTTTGTCCTGTTCTTTGGAAAAGATTAACGGAAGAATTAACCTGCATTTGATTTAAAAACGCAGAGGCATACTGCACCCTGTATGATGAATTCTCTAAAAATCTTCCATTTGAATTTTCTCCAAAATTAAGATACCTTGTCTCTATCTCGGCAGAGGACAAAATTTCTGATAGTGTGAACTTGTCAGAGTCTCCCGGCTCCATATCTCTTAATGCATGTGGTCTAAAAGCAACCCTAGCAACAGATGTCCCGTAAAAGTATGGAGGAGTGTATGGGGCTGGTGCTGGGTCCTGTAATGAATCGAGCTGTTTATCCTGATGTGTACCCATATCAGCGAAAGGATATCTAGGACTAAAGTTTGGTCCATAATGCATGCCACGAGCGCCAACAGAAGATGTGTACTGTCTTAAGGAGGCGGGTCTGGAGGATGCAGTGATGTATGTGCTTACATTAAAAAGATTATCTGGTCCTTCATACATTTTGAAGCCATCTGTTTTTGACAGGACTACATCTAAGAAATATGTCGTGCCAGAAACCATGGTTTTAAAATCTTTTTCTGGTTTAGATACAAAAGTTGTGACCTGCTGATCTTCTAAAAAGAAATCAACTGTCTCTGCCATAAAATTACTCATGGCTAAATTATACCTACTATCAAATTCACCTTTCCAAGCAAAATTTGGAGTGGGTCTACTGTATCCAGCATTGCTATACCAAGATTTAAATTCTTCTGATCCAGATATATAGTTATCTGCTGCGCCAGAGCCGTAATGCACCAGAGTGCTGTATCTTCTAGCCTGATTACTTTGTCCCAAGTCTGCATTCAAATAATTTGGCCATATGTGATACAAAGACGCATCGGGTCTATCTGCAAGATTTTGTATAGTATTAGGATTAAAAACTGGCAAATGCTTCTCCGGTGATATCAAAGCTTCAAATGGCAATCTATAATCTGGGTGAAAATGTGCGTATCCTCCTGCTCTGAAGCCGTATGCAGAATTTATTGCCTGAATGCCTGACAAGGATGGGTCCAATGGTAGAGGTATTTTTTCTTCAATTGATCCTGTAATTACCGGCCAATCAACAGCGATACCAGACTTAATGGTATTAAACATAATGCCCGGAGCAAAGAATGGCTGTATCAAAGAAGCTAACTGCTGAGTCTGTTGGTCACTATCAACGCTAGATTTATTATCGTAGTTTCCTGTCAAGTGAGGTCCATAAGAAGAAGAAAACAGTTGCCCAAGCTGAACTGTTCTTAGAGCAGGATAAAATCCTTGGTATGGTAATAGCTTTTTAATTCCCTTACATTTAATCTTTATTTTTGAAGGGTTAAGCATTGTATTTTCTTTTGATACAGAGGTGTTAGTATGATCATCAGCAAAGACATCAAAGTGCTTCATAAAATCTGTATGTGAGTAAATTCTATAGAACTCTTCATTAAGACTTGTGGCATTTTCGGAATCTGCACTAGCTGTAATTGAAGTGCTAGCACCAATCAAATCTACAAACTTTCTATTTGCTGCTCCAAAGCCTTGCTTTAAATAGTATTCTATGTGATCAGAAATTCTAAACTCTGGGATTACCGTGAAATCTTTTCCTATTCTTCTAATATCATTTGAATAATCATCATAGGAATCAAACCAAGGATTTCTACTTGCTGTTATATTTGCTGTCCAATTAGGAATAAGGCTCATGTGTGCTATAGTATAATTTGACCCAGATTGATTTGGATCGTTACCAGACAAAGCGAAGTTCGGATATTCATAACTAAGTGATGCACTAATTGGAGATGTTCCATTTAGCGTTGTTGAGTAAGATGTGTTTAGACCTTGGACTGGCACTCTGTACAAATTATAGATCCAATTGTTGTAAGAAAGCTCTCCGTTTAATGACTTTAATGATATGCTTGCTGGTAGGTTTAGCGAACCCTCACCTTTACCAGTAATTGTTGTTCCGCTAAGAAATCCGTCTGCACCAGTTGGGGCGATATCAACAACAGGATAGTGAGCATCTAAAGGCCAGCAACTTAAATCAATTACATTTTCATATGATGTGGTTTTAAATGTCCCTACATCAATCGGGCTTCCAAAAGCACTGGTGGCGAGTCCAATAGATCTAAGCCTGTCAATTGGGTTATCTCGCCAAAAAGTTCTTGCTTCTCCAGATGCTCTATTGAAATCATCAGATCCACTAGCCTCTCCATAATTTTCTCTCATTCTGGTTTTTGCCAAGAATGTGTAAGATTCTCTAGGATAAACAACTTCTTTATATGTAAATGATGGAACCCACCTAATTGGGTTGGCTCCGGGCACTAAACCTCCATTTTCGTTATTGATATAAATTCTTTTTAGATCATCGTAAACTTGCTTTGCGTATTCTGGCTCGAATCCTAAGATATCAGTAAGGCTATCAAATACCCCTTGGACTCCAGCAGTGTTTGTCATAGTAAAGTAAGCTAAATTATTAGCATAACTGCTGTCAATAATGATTTCTTCTCCACCCGTCCCATCTTCTTTTTGGTAATTCCAAAGCATAACTTGGTGTCTTAGTGGCTTAAACTTGGAGCTTACTGGTGGCTCAATATAGGATACAAGTGTTTTTGGATAAAGAAATTGCTGCGTTCCTTGATCATTTGTTATTAATGTTTGTGTTTCTTTAACAACAGATAATCTGTTGTTCTTTCTCATATCTTTTACAATTGGATTATCTGCTTGCCTTACTTGTTTCCAAGATGGAAAGCCACTAGCACCGTTTAAGTTAAGGTTAATAGAGTTTAAAAGAAGACCCGTGCTAATTTCTGCGTTTGCTGCAAAAAGATCCGTAGAAGAAGTTGCTTCAATTAAGTTCGATCCAGTTGTTAAAGTTTTCAATATATTTGAATTTAAACCTACAAAATCAACTGGTATTATTTCTCCACTAGATTGATGTGCTCCAGTTATACTCGCACTAACAAATGTAATATCTGTTGATGCTAGCGATGCATTTGAATTGTTTGGTTGTTCGTATCCAAAAATAACATTTGTTGCAGAAGCCGTCACCCAAGAATACTGCATATCGCTTTGTGGGATCATATGCTGAACAAAGGCGTTGTCATAGACTGTACCAGTTGAAAATACACCACCTGTTTCGACAATTCTTTTTGCTGCGTTTCTTTGGGTTTTGTGAAACGAAGCAATACCTACTCCGTCAATTCCCGCTCCGCCAGAAAACTTTCCGTTTGATGCTGCGGCTGCTGCGCCTTCTATTGTATAGTTATCCACATTGCTAACAATACTTGTATTTCCGCCAGAGCCTGCCGTATTTTGAGTTATTGTTAAGACATATGAATTTGTAGCATATGATACTGTTACCTTTGAAGCAATAGTGCTAGCCTCAATAGAAGTTTTTAAATTATCTAGACCATGCTGAGATCCGCCACGAGAAAAAAGTGTCGCACTGGTTGTTGATCCATCGCATGTAAATGTTGCAAATGCCCCGTCAGTAGTAACAATAGTCAATGATCTGCCTGCGGTGGGGGCATTAGTTGCTGTAATTGTTGTTGAAGCAGCGACTGATTGCCCTCCAAAGGGAGAGTGGTTTTTTAACATCTCTCTTAAAGGTGATCGAACGGCTAAGTTTCTATATGGTAAAGCGTTATATACGGAAAAAGTCTCAGATTCTGCATCTAAATAACCCGCTCCCATGGTATCTGGTCCACCCGGAGAGCTAAATCGATTTACAAAAATGTGTTTATTTGTCCCTCTATCTGGGACTGTTCTGTCATACAGTCCACTTATAGGTGCAGAAGCAACAGAAGAGGTGCTAATACCATCATTTTCTACAAAATATCTATTATTTATAGCACGATCTGGTATTTGTATGATTTCATAATCATGTGAATAATTTCCTAAAGCTATTGTGCTTCCTAAATCATTTGTTGTTCCTGCTAAACCGGGATTGTTTGAACTAGTTATATTTTTAATATTTTTAATATTTACAGGACTTTTCGCTATGTGATCCCTAGAGTACCCTGCTCTTGGATATCCAGCAGCTATTGCAGATGGATTGTAAATTACAAAGTAGGTTTCTCCTAAGAGTTCAGTTGTTGTTGTATACCACCCCTCTTGCCTTGTTGTAGCGAGACCTATGTTTATACCCGTATGTCTATATTGATAGCCCCCAACATGTTGCTCTGTAAATGGACCCTGTGCGGGTATTTCTTTAGTCTCTAAATAATAATCTTGCAAATGTTGAGAGGTCTTAAAATAACCTGTTGGGTCTGTATTTTGACTTCCAACAGACGAAGTATAGAAAACTACTGGAGAGGTTAATCTCCCTGAGAATGCGGTTGTGCTATCTGTGCCTCTTTGGGTAGCGAATTCTGGCTTAAATTTATAATTTGGATTGACTTTTAAAGTATCATTAGTTATAACATCTTTTGCGAATGTAGTAGTATTTGTTTTTAGATTATTGTTTGTCAAAGGGGCAGTTTCTGCAAAGATAAATTGTCTTCTATTGAGATCTCTTCTTAAGCCAATTTTGTCTACACTAAGACGAGCTGGTGCGAATCTATTCCTATTATATGCTTGAACAGAAGCAGAAAATATTAACCCCTTACTGCTATCAACACCAGAGTCGCCGCTGGATAGTATTTCCTCCCTTTGTGCTCTGTATTTCCACCATTCAGTGTTGTCTTGTTGGTTACTATCAAACCCTCCAGAAAATACACCATTAGATGCCGCACTAGAAGCTCCTCCAATCGTATAATTGTTTAGATTGCTAGTCACAATTGTATTTCCAGCAACGCCTGTTTTGTTTTGGGTTATAGTTATAACAAATGGACCGCCGCCAGAACCTGCGACTGCACTGACTGTGACTTTAGATGCGATTGAGCTAGACTCAATAGATGTTTTTAAGTTGTCTAGTCCGTGCTTGGAGCCTCCCCTTGAAAACAATGTAGCGGTGGTAGCACTTCCATGACAAGTAAATTCTTGTGATGATCCGTCAGAGGTTCTAATGGTAATTTTTGTTCCCGCCGTTGGAGCATTGGTAGCCGTAATGGTTGTTGATGCCCCAATGCCATTAGCGCTTGGAGGGGTCGGTGCATGTCTATATCTCCATCCTTGAGCTTTGTTTGATTTTCTACCCATTATTATCCCCCACTGCCTTCCAATGTCCCTTCAATAACATCGAGTTTTTTTCCGGTAGATGGAAACTTGCTTTGATATTTTCCACCACGTTCAAGCATGTGGCTTTCAATAACATTTGTAGCATTTGCAATATTTGCAGAAATTGGTACTATTTCTTTAACCATTTCTGAAATTGAATTATCAAGCCACTTATAATAACTAAGATATTTTTCTAAATCTGGTACGTTTCCGATAGTATTAAAGAAAATATTTCTTACTTTTTCTAATGATTTATAATTTATTCTATATCTATTAACTGGATTTCCCACTAAATTATCTAGCGAACTTGCTTCTTTTGAGGCATAAAAGAATTTTAAAATTTCCTCAGAAATATTATTGTACATACTTTTTTCTAATGCAAAAGAAAATTTTACTGGCAAAGTATTCTTTGTAAATGTTAAATCATCTGTTGTTGCTACCGTTATCATATTTGAATCGTTGATGTTTTCTGGTACTTGTTGGGTAAATGATTGTATGCTTTTGCGAACCAAAGCAGTGTTATCGTTTGCTTCAAAAAAATCACCTCTAGCATCATTATTTGAGTCAAGCAAATTACCAAGATCAATTTCCCACAACTGCCTTTTTGGATCCTGATTTATTGTGTAGCTACTGTCCTTAACAACAAACCTCCCACTTCCGTCTGAGCTTGTTATCGTTTCAAATTCCCAGTTTAAAGCTAATGTATTTATTCTTGGGACCTCTATTTTTGGATCATACTTTGTGACAAATAAATAAGCATTTTTTTCAGGGTCTTGAATACCATACGATTTTGGATCTATAGCATGTCCTTTTAATTCTTCACTAGAAATATTATCTGCCCAATATCTACATGACGTAATCAATACATCGGATTTTTCCCTGATGGATCCCGTAAAGTTTGTTCTGTGCGCCCCTACATACAGCTTTTTGTTTTGAGTCATAAAATTTAGACCAGCAGTATTTGAAATGGAACCTGTAGCCAAAAAGTGATTCAAAACAATATCGGATACCACGCTAAATCCTTCAAATTCAACGTCGTACTTTGTCGGTGTCGCCCCGAGAATTGCACTCCCAACATTTGGATACCCCTCGGGTTTTACCCTTACGGCAAAATTCCATTTTGTATCTTGGTATTGATCAATATAAAAACTACTTGTAAGTTCTGGTAAAACACTATTATAACTTTTTAATACGAATTTAACAGCCTTAGATGACTCTTCTGACAACTTGCTTGTACTGAGCAGCGCATACACTTGAAAATTTGCATAATCATCTGAGTCCCACGTGGTGTCTTCCAAGTTGGATGCCCCCCAGTTTGCAGAGTGCATACCAAATAATGAAACTTCACTTGCGGGGAAATAGTATTTTTCAAAATTATTACTTCCAAAATCTGGTTTCTTTGGTAGAATTATTTCCGATTCGACTGTCATTGCCATACCGCGATCAAAACCAGTTGTCGGCTCATGACTTCCTGTTATAAATCCAAAACCATTTGACTCTCCAGCATTTTTATAAGAATATACAGTGGCACCATGCTTATCTATATGATTAAAATCAACATATGATTTAATGATGTTTTTTTCTTCAAAATTATCTGTCAAAGTATATTCTGTATTATCAGCATACATATTAACCTTATAAATTTCATCTCCAACACCAAAGCATCTTATTAAATTTCTTATTGCTTTTGTAGTACCTTTTGATTTGTTTATATATGTTAAATTATTGTAGATGTTTTGATAGATGTAATTTTTTACATCATATAGTTTTTTCTCAAATTCCATTTTGTCATCACGGTGAGAAAGGGCTGCAACAACGTCTGTATCCGCAAATATTTCCGGCGCTATGAATCCAGCATCTACCAATAATTTTGATGCAAAGGGAGTTGGCTTTGCAAAATCCACATCATCACTTCCGCTTAAATATCTAACCTCTTTAATTTTCTTCATTTCTTCTATTTGTAGATGAAGAGTATCAAAATAGCTAGACATAATTTGAGTTAAAGCTTTTGTATTATTACCTCCGTTAGCATCATCTTCTTGTATCCAAGATGGCAAACTATTGAACATCATTGCTGGGTTTCTATAATCCCACTCTCTACCATATTGCATTGCATTTGCTTTATATGTAATAACACTAGGGTTGTTGGGATATAAAATAGGATCTTTGAATTCTTTTTCAGCCGCCTCTGCCGTAACAATGGCGGATCCTGTAGATCTACTAAAATATCCTTCCTCATCTATGTTTGTGGTCTCGTTGGCAGGCAAGTAATTTACATATGTACCATTAGATACGCGACCGGAATAATCTAAGATTGTTTGGTCTGCGCTTGTGATTCCAACTACTCCTTCGTTAAACTTAAAATAAAATCCCAAATTTGTATTTGCTGTATCAGTATTTGTTCCGGCACCAACTTGCGTGAACCAGTTTGTTCCAATTTGCTTTTCTGTTCTAGCGGTTTTCCAAAATCTAAATTCGTCGAAAGAGGCTGAAAGAGGACCATTGCCTTCCATACTTGTTCTGCCTTGGGCAATACTGGAGGCTTTGACATAATCTGTGGGAAAGGTCTTATAAGCATTGATGTAAGCATCAATTCCGCCGTTTGCTGTCCCTCTGACCTTCGATATTTCGGATCCTGTTAACTTATTATCAACTAAAACACCATTTAAGAATGTCTTAACACTTAATCCTTTGTCTGCGGTTTCATTTCCACTATTTTTTATTGTAATTGCAAAATGATTCCACACATCATTTACAGGCATGCCAAGAGCAGCTGCTGAATATATAGGCACTCTTTCTGCTCCGGCTGTGCCTGACATATATGTTAGATGAAACCAAGAGGTATCAATTAGTGAGCCATCGGATGCGATCCTGTTTTCAATAAGTATTCGACCATATCTTTCACCGCCAAATTGTGTTAGAGCGGTACCGTCATCATTACAAACATCAAACAACGCCCTTGTTGAGATTTGTGTTTTATTATTCTTAAACCAAAACTCTATTGTATTACCCTTGGTTCCATCAATAGTAATATTGCTCTCTCTGTTATTAGAGGTATCATAAAAGTTTGCTTTTTGTTCTGGTTTTTTGAAATCAATTGATTTATTTAATCCCTGATCGTATATCGGCAAAGATGCTTTGTTCGGTCCTCCCTTTACAGAGATATATTGGGGCGTTGTATGAGCATAATACAATTCTGATGTGGATGTTGCGGTATTGGCGATGAATTCTGCCGTGTCAGTTGCCTTTGGAGCGGGAGCAAAGTTTACAAATCCATTTGTTCTTGGATACTCATTTTCAAAAATGTAGTTGTCTAAATAAGATGAAGAAAGAGACCATTGGATCTTTTCTTTTTTGGAACCATCATATGGGTAGGTTTTGTATATTCTTTCAATAGATGTTTTGTAGTATTCTTCTGCCGATCCGTACTTTGCAAAGTTTTCTGGTCTTGCAAAATCAACCGTTGGCACTACCCTTTGCTTATTTTGTAGTTCTGCGCGGACATAACCTGCCGACTCTATTTGGTCTCCAAGAGAGTCCATACTAGCAGAAGAGAGAAATTTTGATGGTCCTGTTCCTTGTGGGTTTTTTTTACCAAAAAGAGAACTTAAACTTTTATCACCATATTGACCCATTAATTATCAACCCTAAATTTAAATACCTCTGGCTGTTCTTCGTATCTACCGCTGATATAATATGACAACTTTATTCCATATGAATATCCAGCTTCTAACAAATCCATATCCAAATCAAAATAATTGCCAGAAATATCATAAGATAATCTTGTATATGACCCTGCCGATCCTGTTTGTTGCGGAGATGTGGCAGAGCCTGTTCCATAAGAAATTACTTCTAAATCATCAACAATTCTAAACACTTTAAAATATGCATCTTCAATAATTTCATTTTCTATTTGATTATTTGCGACAGTGTACATCGTTGGGTTCCAACCTTTTTCTCTAGCATACAATCTAAATCTAGCACTTTCACTGTTAGAATATGAATCTTTCATATTTGTTATTTTGCTAACATATTCTGGAGTTGGGTTTGTGTTAAAATCATTAAAAGTTTTTACCGTTATTGCTGAACCTGTATGGAACTTGATTCCAGCGGCACCCCCATTTGAGGTAGAATCTTGCCACACTGGGAATATTATTGATGGAGATGGAGCAGCATTGCTGTCGTTTGGAGTTGCTGGATATATTACGCTAGCTGTGTAAATTCCTGTGCTTATTTTACCGCCCTCGATGGCAATTGCAGTATCTCCGTCTGCCTGACCTTTATTTCTGATGCTTAATCTTGCGGCATCTTCGGCTACAGCAGAATTGTCAGCATTACCAGAGTGAAATGTGACATATATCAAATTATTAGTCAAGTTTGGAATATCTTTCAATTGCCCTCTTACATAATTGTAAAAGTATATTGTATTAACTTGATCATCTTGGCTGACTAGATTATTAGCCCCATAAAAATTTCCTGCTCTATCTTTTTCTGTTGAGTCCCACCTAGCTTCAAGGACTGGTCTTTTAAAAAAATACTCGCTAGATCTAGAGAAAAACTTCTTAGTGTAGTAAGACTTAAGTCCAGTTTCGAAACTTCCCGATAGCATAATTCCAAATCCATAATTTGGTATGCCTGTTCCGTTTTGAAAATTATTGCTAATTGAAAACTGATCTCCGACTGATCCTGTTATATCTATATTTCCTAATCCACCATTGTTGTTTCCAGCTAATCCTACATCGTCCATTGTCAACGTAACACTTTGGTTGTCTCCATCAGGTATAGTGGCTGTAATCCTCAATACGCCAGTAGCATTAATTGCGTCTTTAATTTTCGATGCTACAAGATTATTGGCTCCTAAACCACTTATTCCTATGATATTGCCAGAATTAGTCGCGGTTGATGAATCGAGGTGGTAAACAAATGATGTCCCTTGAGAATCTGTCAGTGTGAATTCGGCATTATTATAATCGGCGGGAATGGAGCCTCCTTCGACGCATCTAAATGTTCCCGCTGCTTTTGCGCCGCCAGTTATCCAATCTTCCACCATGTCACTAACATTTATGGAAAGGTCTCCTGTTCCATCGGAAAAGGTGTCGGAGCTAACAGCAGGAGACAAAGAACTTTCAGCATAATCTCCACCTTCGTTCAGCCAGCTAGAATATCCCTCTGTGCTCAAGCCTTTTGATATCCAATTTGATCCCGGTATTACTTCATAGGTCTGATCAGTGTATTCGTCCATGTCCAATCCAGTACCCTCTTGCCAAGAACCAGATACCACCTTTGCCACTAATTTAAAATCTTTTGGCAACGTAGATGCATGGGCAGCATTATATAAGTTCAAATGCCATGTAACATCTCCGCTGACTGGGATTTTTTCATTATTTCTGTCTGCTATAATCGGGTTCATGTCAAATTGGATTAATATTCTTGATTTTTCTGATGAAAGCCCGGAAGAAGAGGAAGTTTGACCAGCGATATAAAAAGCCTCTAGCACATCTGCTGCGCCCATATTTGAGCCAGTGCCACGATATTGTAAGTTAGCCCTAAAGGCGTTTGTGATTGTATTGTCAGCACTGGCTGTATATCTATATAATCCCATTATCTAATAGTTCCTATAATATCTGCGTCTGGGTACTTAACTTCAAAAATGACATCATCTTGTGCTAAAACCATTCTACCATCTGGCGAAGTGTTTGAATTTATATCATAAGAAAATGTTGAATATGCATCACCAATTTTTCTTTTAACAGAAATATTAACAACATCTAAAATTCCATCTACGTTTTTAAGAGTTCCAAAAATGTCACTAATTCTGAATGGCTCTCCAATATCGTATTTTGTATTTAAATTTTCAAATTTGATTGCATCAATTGCTGTTTGCAGAACCTCGTACTTGTTTCTTTCTGGTGAGGCGACCAGATCGATTAATATTTCTAAATTTACTATTTTAGCATCCATTATATCAATAGTATCGTTAATCATTTTATAATTTGATAACCATGTTTTTAAATTGTTTTTTAAAGTAGTTGTAGATTCTACTAAATTTCCACTTTCATCTTCAGATATAATATACAGATTTAAATTTCTTTTGAAAGAATCTTTGTCCTGTACAATATTTGCTCTTTTTACTGCTCCAAATTTTGGTGGTAAGTTGTATACAACAACCTTGTAATCCTCGGCTGTAACTGCTCTATTTTGAGAAGAAAAAGATCCATATGCCCTGTATTTTATTTCTTCGTTAGTCGGAGTAGAGATGCTTCCCAATATTGGTTTTTCGTTTTCAAACTCCAAAGATCCAATAACTTCTGCCATCTTTTGTTGCGATAATATATTATAATTTGCAAAAGAAAAATTCACATCAGAAACATTTACTAATGACCTAGTAGCTATGTTGTTCATATTAGTAGTATTTTTTCTATAAGATATTGTTAATGTTGTATTTGCAGGGCTGATTCCCATTTTATCAGTTTTAATTAAATTAGTCGGATCAAAAGTCTCATCTGTTACATAATTTCTGCCATTGACCTGTAAAACTACCTTATTTGGGTCACTTATTAGTTCATTTGTTAAATTATCCTCAGAGCCATATCCAAATTGTAAATAATATTGATTGGCTAATTGCTCAAATACAAATCTTCTTTGTACTTTTTTTGGCTTCATTATCATTGGAACCTTGTCACTATCAGAAGATTTGTTAATAATTGGCACGTATATTATATCTTGTGTTAAATAATCAACTTCATAATAAGAGTTGCCACTTGAATCTGTTACAGAAATGATTTCCGTAATATCTTGATCCGGGATTAATACCTTTTTAAATCTTTCATAAGACCCCACCGTTTCTGTTCTATTTCTTACTTGACCAGAAACAACCTTTCCATATGTTTTAATTGCCCAACTAGTAGGGACATTCGTTATTGAATCCACGTTTGCAACAACTGTTTCATTACCAGCAACTGAAAAATCTACATCTTCGATTAGAGTAAAGACTGCTCCAGCAGCAGCGGTTGAGAACACCGCTCCAGTTTTAAGTATTGGAGCATAATCCAAATCAGGTCCAGTTCCATTGAGCAAAGAAGGCACAATTATATAAAGAGTTACTTCGCCGGACGATGCAGGGACGCCTTTATACTTGTAGCCCATTTGTCTAGCTAATTTTATGATATTGTTTTGTTCAATGCTAGTTTCAATAAAGGACTCATTGACGTTATAATCCATATAAAAGGATAACATATCTCCGACATAAGAAACAGTATCTAACATAATTGATCCAAAAGATGCTTCATTAAAATCTTGATATATATTTGGATAGTATCTTTTTACATGCGTAATAAGATCATCTCTAATACTTTGAAAATCTCTGCTAGTATAATTTATTGGTACTATATCTTTTTTTTGATTTGGCAAATCTTTTTCTCCTCTACTTTAAGTAGTTAATTGTTTTTAATTTTTACCCTCTATCCAACAGAGACAACCAATGTGTCAGAAACGCCAAAGCTTCGTATTGTATAATCTATCTTTATAAACATTTTATTTTGCATCGTTGAGTCAGGGTTTTCCACTAGCATATCTCCAAACCTTATTTTTACATCTCGTATGTTTACAAACGGCATATATTTCGAAACTTGTTGCCTTATGTCTATTTTAATATTTTTTACAACTTGTGGACCAACATTTTGAAACAGATATTTATTGAGACCTACCCCAAATTCTGGGTCCATTACTCTTTCTCCGGGGGCAGTCAATAGTAAGCACTTAAGGTTCTGAGATACCGATTCTGACAATGTGACGTTCATTGCGAATCCAAATTTATTATCAGAAACCAATGGCAGCTTTGGTGAAACTGTATAAGTATAAGCCATTTTTATCTCCCTCCATTAAGATATGGTTTTATAAATAGATTTTACATTAACAATAGTTTGCATATTTGATACAAGAAGATTTTTTGTTTGCACATAATTTTCCTTGTTCAATAAACTAGTTGTTCTTAAGCCAGAAATAGCATTAAAGTGAACCATGTTTTCTGGCGAAAAGCAATTCTTTATCAAAGCATTATATTGATTACTATTAATTAGATCGTTATTAAGATCTTTAAAATATGTATCCTCGGGGTTCCCCTTTGCGAAAGCGCCATGGAAATCACTCCAACTCATCGCTTTATTGAGATCCTGCTCAACATTAAAAATTGGAATTACCATCGAGTAATCGCTGTTAGATCCATCATACTCATAAGTCGTACCAACGTCGTCACCGAATTGTTCATTCGCCTCCATTTTACCGCTCGGGTACTCCGAGCTAGCTGCAATTTTGATAAAATCTATGTCTTTCCCGTCTACACATATAATTGATTTTTGCAAAGCAAGTTGTTTTTTTGAAGAAATATAAAAATTATTTGATGAACCTAGAGTGCCTTTACCGCCCGGACTTTGGTAATTTAAAAATAGTTCTTTTGCCCTCGCCTTTATGTCTCCTTCCATAGTCTTGTCGTCTTTACTATAGGCAACGCCAAAGCAAAGTCTTGCGCCAATACGAACCGGACCCTCACATATATTTATTAAAGAGCCTTGGGAAATCATCTTTGATGTAAATATATCATTTAATTCGTCAAGATGCTCCTTGTTTAGAGTTCCTCTCAAGTAAAGTTTATCAACATAGTCCGCCTTTGCAGTGAGATAAAAATAATTTTGTATAAAAAACATTCCATTTCTAAACTTTGCATACCTGCCATCTGCAAATAAGCTGTATGGCTCATTAGACGTATCTGTAAACGCCTTTTTTCCTATTAAGTCAGAATTTCCCCAACTGGTGCTTATTGCATTAAAAAGATTATATGATCCAGCATGCTTATGTACCTCAAGTCCTTCATTTCTACTATATATAAAATTCTCTGTTTGAAGCCAATTTTTAGATTTCTTAAGATTGCTTGGCACTTGATTCATTGCACTGTTAAAAGCATTAAGTACGCTTTTGTAATTTGTTTCAATATAATAATCAAACGCTCTTGTAGATCCAGTGTATTCTTTTATTTGGTAAGACATCCTTTTTTTTATAAAATCATAAGTATTATTGGCATGGGTTTGATATCCGCTTGGTAAGCCTTGGAGCATCTTTTCTTTAATATATGAACTTACAAATTCTGGAAAGAGTTCTTCCAAAGTTTGCTCGACGCCCCCTGCCTTGAACTCAAAAACTTCATAAAATGGCATAATCATTGCTAAATATTCTACTATATGAAGTCTAGCATAAGTGTAGAAAATACCATTTAACATAGAATACTGTTTTGGTCCTATCGTCGAAGTGTCGTTTGGATTATCATATTCTGCCGCATCGAAATATTTAGTACATTCTTTTTTTGCTTGTTCATAATTTAAAATATTGTCAAAGTTGTTACTCAGGGCTTGAGAATATGCATTTAGAACATTGGTCTGGTCTCCTTGCCAAGCATACCCCACTTTTCTGGCATATCTTTCTATCATGACTTGAAAAATAGTTCTAAAAAAGAAGTCTTGGGCTGTATCTAAAAGTTCAATAAATACACCGTATGGCACAGGAGATCCATCTGATGATTTTTTGCTTCCGTCCGTCGCCCAATTTGAATTATTTTTAAAATAATTGTCTATCATTGCGTAAAAAGCTGCTTGGTTTTGAGAAAGCTTCAGAACATTTTGTGAAAAATTATAATTTTCATTATTATCTATCAATGTTTGAACGTAACTTGGAAGTTCTGGGTTTTTGAAATAGTAATATACCCCCTGCCCCGTGTACTTTGTCTTTGCAGAATCATATATGTAATTTTCTCCGTTCGGTCTAAGCCTATATGTAGGTCTTTGGTTGTCATACGCATCATCAACTAGTTTTTTATTGTGTTTGTACCCTGTTGCTGTTCCGTGATTCTCGGATGTGAATACTGGCGTGTATGCGATTAATAAATTATCCGTATAAGAATCAGCTACTTGTTCTAAATTGGATTGGTATTCACTGCCAGAGATAATTAATTCGCTTTCAATCATTCCCGTTGTTTTTGCAGGACCAAGCAATGTAGATGCCATAGAATCGTTGCTTTTTTCTTGTCCCCCCAGCTTACCATTAATGCTGTTTAAAAGACCTTTTTCTCCAGTTTCAGGGTTATTATATAATTTTAGACTTACATTAGAACACTGATCATCTATTAATGTTATTAATTCTTGATACATTTCTACGTTTGATCCAAATTCTTTTTGATATATAGAATCGTATGCTTCCGGGTTTGGACACTTATTTTTCATAATATCTTTTAATTTTTCTGCAACGCTTACGCAATAATCTGAATCTAACGCTTTTTCTTTCATTTTTTCTTCTACTTTTGCTATTGCTTGAGGAGTTGTCTCTTCGCCCAAACAAACAAAAAGGTTAGACACTTTTGATTGAGTATTTATTGAATCGAAAATTGTTGGAAATTGTTGTTGCGTGTACTTACGAATTGATTCAAGCACGACTATTGAAGAAGATCCACGCAGAAGAGCCAACATTTCTACAGGAGAAATCATTGACGATACTCCATCTAAGTACTGCCTTGGTAATGTAAGCATGTCTGAGGGTATGAAAACTCCACATCTTAAAAATTTCTCTACAATAAATTTATCATAACTTTCAGGCGATACTTTTATTGATTCTTGTATAATTGCATTACAATTTTCTGCCCCATAGTCTTTGACTAACAAATCTGCTGGTGAGGGGTTTAATGCGTCTGACTTTTTCTCCGCCAGTGTTTCATCATCGTCGTCGCCCTCTACTTGGCTTATCAAATATGCTGCGACTCCAATGACACCTAAAGTTGCTGCCCCAGCAAGCAAAGCCTGACAGTTTAGTTGAAGAAAGACTTTTATAAGAGAATATATCAGGCTGTCTTTGGCTTCTTTTACAATATTCTTTCCAGCGTCTTTTATTCCCTGTAAGAGATTGAATGTGGGCATTGCCCAGTCTTTGAATGATAGATCAAACAGCTCTTTCCAGCTATCTCCGTCACCAACTATTCCAAATAGCCATGCCCAGCCCCAATCGCCAAGGTCGTCGAATTGACCGGAACCACCGGGACCATCAGGTATGCCAGCTAATGGGGGTACGCTACCTCCCTCGTCTTCAATATCATCATTGCTTTTTTCTATAAGTTCACATATAAAAGTAATAAAATTTGCTACATCTGCCCCATACATAAATTGAGAATTTCTTAACTCCATAGATTTAAGCTTAAACGCTTCTAAAGATTTACTAGAACTGTAGCAGTTAAAGCCTAGACTGTTTTCCCCTTCTCCATCAAGTATTAATCCAAACTGTTGTGCCATTGACCCTAAAAATAAAGCCGCGCTTATGGCAATACCAAGCTGTTCTTGTTGTACTGGGGTTAAAAGGGGCTTTTCTTCAACTGGAACCACCTCTATTACTGGTACTGGGTCTATGCAATACTCTTCAGACAAAAAATCTGTTAGAACTGGTTCTGGTAAGGAACATAGCTTTTGGTGATTTAAAAACAAATGCCCAAACCTTGGCTCGTTAAAAGGGTAGCTAGTTTTAACCAAACTTAAACCAGTAGATAATGTTGTTTTTTCGCCAGAGTTGTTGTAATAATATACTGCTAGTAAATTATAATTTCCATCATTTGAAAAACAAATCTCTATTTTTTTATATTTTGGATCAGCAGTGCATGCATCTTCTGAGGCAGCTTGGTTTGATGTCGAGCCCAGATCAATACCATTTGCTTCTAATAAAAACTTTATTTTATTGATTCCCTCACCCTGCTTTTGCATCTCATTTATAAAATCAAAGTTAGTGACTTTAATGTTTGATTGTACATATTTTTTATATAGATCTATTAAGCATTGGAATATATCGTCTCTTATTCCATTTAAGTCCTCGATGCTGTTCGCTGGAATGGTAATACAATAATTATCATCAACTGATTCAGGCTCTGCGGGTATATTTCTCTCTTTCAGCCACTCAATGTATATAGCAGGTATTGTTACTAGCATCATCAATTGAGATCCGGGTCTCGTACTGAGGTAATATTCTTTCACATAACAGCTTTGTAAGCCTTGTTTAAAACCATTTTGGGAGTATACAGTTCCCGCCCCCGACCCCGCACTATAATTAAGGTCAAAATACTCATACATATAAGCAATTGCCTCTGTTTTTGCCTCATCCTTTTTGTCCTCCAATGTCCCATCATCTATACATGTATACGGCAAAGTTACAGTGAACCACCACTCTCCATTCCCGGAGTGGTAGTAGGGAGATGTGCTGTTCATCCAAGTTTTGGAAGGAGCTAGAGCTTCCTCTAAAGCCGTTAGTGTTTTCAGGCTAACATCTGATTTTGGGAGTATTGGCTTTATAAGCAGAGAGTCTTTTACTAAATGCTGCGTCAAAACATAGCCTATAGTTTGACCATACCTAACGTATGACCAGACACTATTTCCCGTAACCCATTCCCTGAGCATTGTGACAGATTCACCTTCCGTGATAGTGCTCTTAACGGCAGATGATAAAGAGGGTTTTTCATATAAATTAACAACTTCAAGTGGGGTTACATCCTCCACCGAACCTACAATATCTTGCCCCTCTTCATCGTATTTTTTGGGAATTGTGGAGACTGTGTGAGTTGCTCCATTTATGTTTTCGTAGTTTAAGTTCTGTGTCATTTGTAAATCCTAAAATTCTAGTTAGTCTTATTGAATCTACTTAATATATACTTAGATCCACCCGCAGTTAAATAGTCTGCATCTGTAAACGTCATGTTCATTATTACTGCCAAATGCATTGGAATATCCATAATACCTAGTTGTGCGGCATCTGCTGCTGCGGCTGCTGCCAGTTCTACTGAGGGGGCTGCGACTCCGGGTCCAGCGGGTGAAGCGGTTATGTGTGTGTGGGCTGCCAATGTTGCGTCGAGCGCGAGTTGTTTTTGTGCAAGAGAGTCTATTGCATTTGCCAATTCTCCAATGTGAGCTTGAATTTCTTGCAAACAATGTACCAAATTATTACCCTTTACCATTGGCTGTAGTCCGTATTTTATGTTACCAGCTATTAAATCAATCCCGTTAATTCTTGTAATTTTCCCGCCCAGTGAATTATTTTTATCAGTTGCAGTAACTAATTTAATACCCTCCCTAGCGATAACACGGACTGCATCGGCTTTTATTCCAATTGCTGATTTTCCGGTTGATCTTCTTACTCCGGTGGCTGATTTAATACTAAAATATTCATCTATATCCGCTTTTTGGCTTATATAAATTCTTGCGGCGTCTTTTTCGAAGTCATTATCAACATAATTATCGTCCCCTGCCTCATCTTTCATCGGCTTACCATTGAAGCTTCTCCCCACAACTATATCAATTGCTCCGGCTCCAGTGTGACCCATACTTCCGTAACCTGAATTCAAACCAGCATTTCTGTCCCTCCCCATGACAATCCATTGATTATTTTTTGGCTGTCCTTCTGCCAAGATTACTTCATTGGGGGCTTTTCTGTAGTTTGGAACTGGTTCTATTAAATTATCACCTAAAATTCCTCCAGTAGAAACGGCTTCTTCCTGTGTAATATTGTTTAGCTTATCTTGTATATTTTTTGGGAATTTACTTATATCATAACTCACTTTATCAGCCTCTCTTTTTGCACACTTATGTATAGACTACTGGTGTTGCGACTTGTCCCTGCTCATTGGGGTTTGGATCATTATGTTGACCAGCAGCGGGTATGGTAGAAGTTTCATCTCCCACCTGTATTCCCGCTACTGGACCGAAATTTGAAGATGCATTACCCACTATCCTAGTTGTCGAAGGATACAGACCATGATCAGAATTTAGCGGTCCTATGTAACATCCCCCCTGCTGGGTTACTCTGTTTGTAAAGTCAACAATAACTATGTCACCAATTTTCGGTAATCCAGTTCCCCTTGTTTGCGAAGAGAATCCGACAAACTTAGGGTACATACTAATAATATTATTATCTATGCTATGCCTATCCAGTTCGGAGTTTAATGAAATTTCATTTTTTTCTTTTGGTTTAGCTGCTGTTTTGGGGATGGGTAGATGCGGGTGCAATTCTGGTATTCTGACTCTTATAACAAATTGAGTAGACTTTGCGGAGGTAGGGGAGTTTGTTGCCGTGTGGATTCTCTCTAGGTCGCTTTTGCTTCCAGCTTGTTCGCTTCCTTTAGAATCAACCCGCAACACAACACCTCGATATGGACCAGATATTGCAATAATAGGACTTCTTCGCTCGGAAGCTTTTCTTGCTTGAACAAAAAAATTTGGCTGCATGCCCATTTCTTGCATGTGTTCAAATGAGTCAGATGTTGATATAAAATTATTCAAAACTCCATATGGAATATTTAAGTTATCATACTCAGACTTGTCTCCTATCTCATCTACACTTAGTCCCACTGAGCCCGTTACTTTCTGATTGTTTCCAGTCATTATCCCGTCTCCTTAATCAAGTCAAACAATTCTTCCTTGTCTTTGGTGCTCAATTCTTCAGATCCATCCGTCTTTTTCTGAAGGAGTGCACTGACCTTAACGAGTTGTTCGTTTGATCTTTGTAGGGTTTCAACATATTTAGCAGCAACAACGCCGACTTTTTCCTTGCGTTCGTCGTCTTTTTTCATGTATTCCATCAACTCCATCAATAGAGTTGTAGTAATAGCCCTGTCACTTCTTATGTTTTTGATTGCTTCGTCAATATAGGATTCTAAATCTTTCATAATATATAATTAGTGCTTAATTATATTTCTCCACGATTCCATTTCTTTTTAAATACCCTATATCTAACTCTCATTTTGTTTAAATTATTAACGACTTGTTTTGTGTTTAAGCCTGTAATCTCTCTGATGTAAAAGTAGATTGCTTTTTTATTGTAGATGTCGATGCAATCTGGTGAAGACAATAGCATGCGAATTGCTTCATACACTTTTTCTTCATTAGGCTTCATTGTAATTGCCTTTTCCCAATGATTTATTTCTTTCCACAGATGAGTCCAAAATTCTTTTTCTACCCTCTTAGAATAATATTCGTTTTCAACTGTTAATTTTGATAAATCTATGTTTTTTGGCAGGTCGTCTATCTGCACTTCTCTTTGATTGCTTTGATTTGTTTTTCTTACCTTGTGAATAAACCAGTTCTTTGTAATTACTGAGAAGTATGAAAAGGCTTTGGATCCTTTATTTGGATCGTATTTATCCAAAATAGTTGTAAGCCAAATTTTACACTCGTCCTTGAGGACATCGATGTTTGGAAGGTTTGTAAACCTGTAGGTATAAATAATCTTGTCCACCATCTCGCTGAAGGCTGGCTCGATGTATTCTATGTAAAGCTCTGTTCTTATTTTAATATCGTCAGTTCTTGCATACTGTACGATTGCATCTTCGTGGACTTGTGTGAAATATAGGTTCTTTTTTTTAGTCATATTATTCTAAATCTATCTCTTGTACATTATCCGACCTCTCTTCTACTAGATTGTATATGTCGCTAAATTCTTTTATATGTTCTGTTATTTGCCTAGAGTGGATAATTAATTCTTTAATAGTTGGCTCACCATAATACATTTCCATTTCATAAAGACTTTGTACATGCATCTGGTATGAGGAAAGATCCTCAATAAGGTTACCCATATTGTCTGATACTATCAATAAATTGCCGAGCATTTTCCTTATGTACCACAAAAGCAGCAAATTTGCTCCGACTGATAGTATCAATAAAAATATAAGTAAGCTCATTTATATTCTTCCCTTGCCTCTTTTTTGTCTGCCCTCAATTGTTCTTTGGCATCCTCAATGTGTTGCTTTACAATTTTTCCAGCAGAATTTGTTTTAAGGTATGTAGGCATTGACGGAACCCTTGTTAGACCACCGTCTGCGCCACATACTTTGCAGGTAGTTTCTATGCTACTCATTGAATGAAATGCTTCAAAATGCTCATCACATTCTTCACAATAATAACAATAAGTCGGCATATTACTCCTCTATTCCCCCTACCTCTTCAACACCCATCTTTACTAGCGGGGGATTTTTAACAAAAAGCTCTGCTTCGCCGTCCTCAGTTTCTGCTGCCGCAACAAACTCAAAACCTTTGAGGACTGGGACAATATCTGATTGTTCCAAGAGGCTTTTTTGAAGAGCCATCATTACGGCTCCAACTGCTTGATCTGATAAATTCATTGTTTTAACTCCTTTTGCCATTTTTCTATCATTTCTTCTAACATTGTCTCAAATGTATATTCTGGTTTCCATCCTAAAATTTCTCTTGCCTTACTAGAATCACCTTTTAAATATTTTAATTCTTCAGGTCTCATAAATTTTGGATTTTGCACAACATAATCTTTGTAATTCATTCCTAGTTTTTGAAATACAACTTCGCACAATTGTCTAACCGAATGAGTTTCACCTGTTGCAACAATAAACTCGTCTGGTGTTTTGTGATTAATGATCTTGTGCATTGCCCGAACATAGTCCTTTGAATGACCCCAGTCTCTGTAGGAGTCCATATTACCAAGCTCAAGCTTATCTTGCATTCCGTTTTTAATCATTACAGCCGCTTTAACAACCTTGTTAGTGACAAAGTTTGTCCCTCTTCTAGGAGACTCATGATTAAACAAAATTCCATTGCAAGCATGAAGACCATAAGCTGCCCTATAGTGCCTGACCAAATTAAAACCCATGACCTTTGCACACCCATATGGGCTGACCGGTGTCATTGGTGTTGTCAACCTCTGAATTCCATCGTCGTCTACAGAATTCCCAAACATTTCAGAAGAACTAGCTTGATAGAATTTTGCCTCTGGGCATGTATCTTTATACACTTCTAATATATTTAAAACACCCAGAGCATTTGTTTGTATTGTAAATGATGGCATATCAAAACTAACCCTTACATGACTCATCGCAGCCAGATTATATATTTCATCAGGTTTAACTTGATTGAAGATTCTATACAGCGATGGAACATCTAACATGTCTCCATAAAAAGTATAGACATCATCCGATATGTGATTGACTCTAGAATTTTGATTTTCTGCTACGGAGTGTCTCCTCACAACTCCATAGACATCATATCCAAGGGATAAAAGGTGTTCAGACAAATAGCTACCATCTTGACCGTTTATACCAGTTATTAAAGCTTTTTTTCCCATTTATTTTCCTTGTTTTTTGCAAACAAAAATAATCCTATGATCTTTTTCAGTTGCTGTGCTGTTAAAATCTCTGAAATTATATATGCCTTCTACACTAACATTGTTTTGCTTCATTAATTCAATCAATAATTTAGGAGACCACAAAGTAGTAAATATTTCAACTTCCTTTTCATCATATGATATCACAGTTTTACACAAAGATTCAATTAAATTTATATTAGTTTTATAAATTATTTTTTTGTCACCTACAAGCTTTTCTGAATATGCGTGTGGCTTATCTATAGAACAAGCTATACTATTCCAGCAATCAAATATAATTTTCCCTTCTTCTTCTAGCATGTTTGCACAATCTTCAAAGAAGCAAGACAATTCTTTTAAGTTATCAATGTGATTAACGATATTGAACATTGCTATGGCTGCGTCATATTTTTTATTTTTTTTAAAATGATCTTTAAGAGATTCACAGTGAAAAGATAAATTTTTTGTTTTGTTATATTTTTCTCTTGCTTTGTCAATCATGCCACAAGATATATCTATTCCCGTAATAGATCTCTTTTGATTGCTCGCTAATATACTTGAGTGCACACCGGTTCCACATCCAATATCTAATATTTCTATTCTTTTTCCCAAAACAGATTCAATAAATTTACACTCTCTATCGTAATCTTTGGAAGAATATAAGAAATCATAGTCATTCGACACTTTATTGTAGTCCATAATAGTCTCTTATTGTTTTGCAAACATATTCAACCTTTTCGTTGTCCATGGAGGGATACGAAGGAAGACATATGCCATTCTTGTACAACTTAACAGAAGTTTGCATATCGCCATCTAAGTACCCACGACTATCATCTAATTTTGAAAAACAAGGCTGCAAATGCAGAGGATAAAAAAATGTTCTAGTTTCTATATTGTTTTTTTCCATATGATCCATAAGCCCTTGCCTTCCATTGCTGTCTGTTATGGCAACTCGGAAAGGAACATGATTTGATCCTTTTTCTGGCTGGTGAATCTTTATTTTTTCTATATCTTGTAAATTATTTTTGTATATTTCTAATATCTCTAGTTTACGATCTATGATTTGCGGAAGCTTACCAAACTGGGCGATCCCTATAGCAGCCTGTATATCTGTTATTCTAAAATTAAATCCAATTTCTGGGTGTATAAATGAGCCTCGATTTATCCTTCCTTGGTTCCGAATGTATAACAATTTTTCGTATGTTTTTTCATCATTGGTGCAAACAAATCCCCCCTCACCTGTAGTAATTGTTTTGTCTGCAAAAAAAGAAAAGCTTCCAACATGACCCAAGCTTCCGCAGTGATCTCCCTGCCAGTTTACACCGATGGCTTGAGCTGCATCTTCTACTATTTTTAAGCCATTTTTTTCTGAAAATTCTTTTATTTTTTTCATATTTGCACTTGTACCATATATGTGTACAGGCATAATCGCTTTGGTTTTTTCAGAGATTTGTCTTTGGGCTTTTTCTAGATCTATGTGGAATGTTTCCTCCTCAACATCCACAAATACAGGTGTGGCTCCAGTCATTATAACAGAATTAGCAGATGCAATAAAAGTAAAATTAGGAACTAAAACTTCGTCTCCGGGTCCAATGTTCAAAGATCTTAAAGCCATATACAAAGAGAGTGTTCCATTGTTTGCAAAAACACCGTATTTGCACCCGATTAAATCCAGTAATTTATCTGAGAATTCTTTGCATAACTTTCCTTCAGTTATCCACTTTGTATCAAAACATTGCTGTATTGCTTGATACTCTTCCTGCCCTATTGATGGTTCAAATTGAGAAACTCTCATATTTTATGCACCTCTTTTATTATAATACGACCCAACAGTAAACGACTTTCCTGTTGTTGCTGAAGTTTTTGAATACTTTTCATCGTACTTACTTACTGGCAATACTCTGAAGTCTATTGAAACTCTGGTTGTACCTGTCGTATTTATTTTGTTTCCGTGGCGAAGGGTGCCTCCACTAAACTGAAATATGTCTCCGTGTTTCATTGTGATTGGTTTATAGTCGCCAGCCATTGGTGCACTCTCCACCCAAACTGCGTTTGTATCGTAACAGTCTGTTAGTGGTAAAATAAAATTATGCTCTCCTTGGGGGTGATTGTACCCTTCTTGTGTGTCAACATGAAACTCTGGTGTTGCCCAATTATTAACTAAGTGAACCCTTAGTGTTGGCATTTTTTGAAAAACAAAATCTTCACCAACTATTGGAAATATCACTTCTTCAATAATATTGTTGTATATACTTAAAAGACTTCCCTCTGATCTAAGATTTTGATAGAATCTATCATGCAAAATAGTGTCAGAGTTGTTACTCATATCAAATTTATCAAACGAATATTCTTTGTGAAGATTGTCCAAACTGTTAGTGGTTTGAAATACCTTTTGCATCTCTTCGTACAATCCATACGCTTTTGCATTAAAATTGTGTATCTTCATTTGGCACTCTCATCAATATCCTTCTTGTCTTTTAGCATACCATAATAAGGACCATTTTTAAACTCATAAAGCCTAGTATCGTCCTCCAAGACCTCAAAGCAGTGCCCAGCATTAAAAGCTACAACACAGTCGCCAGATTTCAATACATGATCTGAGTATAGCGTGTCATCGATGTCATAGAATTTTGCGTGTATTTTTCCGTCTAAAATAACCCACGCTTCTTGTGTTTGAACAGTGTTTCTCTCTAGTGGAAGATGCTTGTGAGGTTTGAAAAAATCTGTTTTTTTTAATTTTTTACATGATGCTTGCAAGCATTCTGTTTCTGGTGATAGGTCTTTTCTTTTTTCTTCTATAGAGTCATATTCGTTTATTACATACAATAATATACTTTTGTCAACTTTTGAAAAAAACTTTTTCATTTATTTATCACCCTCTCTAGTACAGGCCACATATTGTACCTATCTAGTATTAATTTTCTTGCTTTTCTAATATCATCAATCCTAGATTCATAATCATCTTGTTCAATAAATTTGGCAACATCCTCAACTACCTGCTGGTGATCCTTTGTTATATCAATTTTTAAAAATGATTTTTTTGGAAAGTATTTTTCTAAGTCAGCACCACCCCAATATATGGGAACACACCACCTTAATATTGCATCTGTAAATTGAGTTCCAAAAAAGTCTCTTGCTATATCTTGGTTATCAAAAGCTAATGTGTATTTATACGAATCTAAAGCATTTGTTTTATCATTGTTATCTAGCTCTTTATTAGCATACCTAATTGGTCCATATAAATCTAGCAAATTTGGACACAAAGACATAAACTTTCCCAAAAAGTCGTGCCTTAAAACATGACCATAAGTCATTCTCTTATCGCTCTGAACACAACTTAGTATATCACTTTTTTTTGGTGGGGTTTGTTCTTTTTTTAACTGATCATATGTAAGACCGATGCCTCCGCTGGACTTATTAGGATACCACCACTTAGTCCACAATATATTTGTCCCATCCCAAAATGAATTTCTACTGACTTGGCTTGGAGGATAGAATTGTTGTATTTGTGGCGTCATGGCTTCTCTAGAAAAATATAATATTTTTTCTTTTTCAAACCTTTGAATTAGATGTGGATCGCACTGATCTTGGACTACCACATAGTCCGCCTCGTTTTCATCTACGGTATATGTTATATTTGACCACACACCACTATCGTTTGGAGATTGCTTAATGTAGTCTTGTACCATCTGTTCTGATGTGAGACCCCAATTTGGGGCAAAGTATATTTTTTTCATTTTTATTTATTTAATTTGGTATTAAATTACTCATATAGTCTATAATGTGAGTAAGTGTTATTTAATTCAATCTCTTTTTGACCAACAAATCTATCCCATATTCTGCGGTCTTTTGTTCCGGGTGAAGGATTTAGGTCCTTTCCCCACCAACTCCTTGTTATTTTCCAATCCCTTGGCATGCAATACTTAGATATCTTAATATCAACATCTAAAGAATTTAAATAATTCATCCAAGTATTTTCAGTATTATGAGATCTTTTAGTTTCATAAAAGTGATTATAAAATTGACAAACTTTATCAATTTTTTTACTATCAGAAAAACACAAAATGTCGCTTGCACTACCCAAGAATACTTGACATATCCAAAGAAATTGTGTTTTTTCTATTTCATTACAAAATAAACCATTATAGTAGATAATGTCTGGTCTACTCATAACAACTACATCATATTCAAAGTCATTATTTTTTTCATGCTCTTTTTTTAATTCATTAACCTTGTACTTGCTATATTGAGAGTATAGTACGCCCTCCTCACATTGATTATGAAATATAGTTTTATTAGGATTTTTAATATCTTGCTCTTCAACTAGCATATTTACCGGCTTATATATCGATTTTATTTTATCTATATCGATTGGACAGTTGTCTACTTTTAGATATCCATCATGCCAAGTTGGGGTTTGAGGCTCTAAATAATTCCAAGTATGTATAAACACATCACATTCATACTTGTCTTTTAAATTATTTTTTAAAAAGCTAAACGACTGATGCGTGAAGCCATAACTCCTCATATGACCAAAAAATAAAAAAGCTAATTTTTTCATATTATGTAATCTTCTATGCCCAAAATAAAGTCAGAACAAACTCCCGCCACACAGCTCTTTATTTGCCAATTTGCTCTTTCGGGCATAACACATATAGAGTTTTCAGTCAAGTACTTTCCGGGATAAGTCCAAATATACCCATCACTTGTGAGCGTAGCATCATCTGTATTATGAAAAAAGCATCTTACATTATTTTTCATTAGGAATTGTAAGGCTTCTATGTTTTTACAATGACACCAAAATTTATCATTTTTTAGAAAGCTTAAATCTACTAAATGCTCAGGCATATCATGACCTAAGTATAACTTATTTTCTATTAGCCAAACATCAATTTCTACATCAAAGCCTTCTTTTAGTGCCTCCACAATGTAAGATGGATGATTCTCGTATCTTTGATTTGGACCTTTAATGTTGCCTCGATGAGATATTGATTTAAACTTCATATTTGTCCCCCGGAACTGATGGAGACTTTATGCAAATCACTTCACAGTCTTCAAGAAAAACTGGGTCTGCTACTTCTCCCGGATAAACAATGAATATGTCACCAGCTACTAATTCTTCATTGCACATTTTCATCCGACCTCTTATGAGTAAATTAATTTCTGTCCCTATTTTGTGCATATGCTTTTGCCAAATTTCTCCCTTTGGGTGAACCTTGTAGCAAACTTCAAAATCTTCACTTTTAAAAGCAGTTGGTTCGAAATTACCCACAAACCAGCCTGCCTTCATGTTTTCTATTCTAAGTTTTTTCATGACTTTATATCGCTCCAATCTACATCAAAAAATTTTATGCTCAATTGAACGGTGTTCATTAAATCTTTCCCCATTTCTCAATTGCTTGATAATATTCTTCTCCGTATTCTTTATCAATACTTTGGCGCATAGCTTTTGCCCCGCCAAGAGATCCTCCGGGGTGTCCATGTATCGCACCGCCCACATTAGCCATGTAATCAACTCCAAACCTTTCGTTAATTGCATCGATCAAACCGGGATGCATTCCGCAACTAAGTGCTGGCAATACTCCATGATTAGTTAAAATATCAAGGGTTGCCTTTAAGTCTTCCTCATTATCGGACAGATACCCTCCCCACATTCCAGCATGAATAAAATCCACACCCATAAGACCAGCTAGATCACACAATACATCCCAAGCTATATTAAAGTCATGGTTTTTGTTAGTTAGAATTTTATCTCCGCTTTTTTGAAAGTGTACAAACAATGGAAGGTCCAATTCTCTAATTGACTTATACACCCCAAGCCCACTCCAAAAGTTAATATGAACAGCATTACCGCCAAGTTCATGCACCCTTTTAACCCTATCAATGACGTGCATAGCGTCAGAGTTTATACAAACAGCATAAACAACATTCTTATCCTTAAGATAATCCATTATCATAGGTACCCTAACTTCAATTGGACAGATGGCAGGATTAGCCATGATTTCATCTTCTTTAATGAAGTTAACTCCTCCTTCAACCATCTGCTTAACCATTTCAAGCAATACCTCTGGGGTTACTCCGATTTTTGGCTTTACAATGCCTCCAAACAAAGGCTTGTCATGACATTTAGTAAACTCTCTAATTCCACTAATTCCAAACTTAGGACCAAGGAAGTATTTTTCTTTTACTGTTTCTGGTATGTCAAGCTTTAAAAGTTGGCATTTTTCAAAGATATCAATATCTAATTGACCGCCCATAAGCTGACATAGCAGATGTGATATGCCGTCTGTTTCAAAGTCTGTATTTACAATCGGAAAGGCTATCGTTACTTTTCCTTCTGTTAGTTTTTCTAGCTCTTCTTCATCACCAACTATCATGCAGGAATGATTTTCAAAAAGTTCATCTGTTTCCCACGAATTTCTAACATTTGGATTCCCCACAGATTGACCAACAGCTAATCCCCATGCAGCATCACGAAGTGTTGTCTTAGATTTAATATTATAATCGGCAATAATATACTTGTTTTTATCTAGATTTTCATTTTTTCTAAAAAGATTCACTAGTTATTCTCCTTATCTTTTTCCAATAGAATTAGGAAGTCTTCAAGCTCTTCCGGTGTTCCCATGCCTCTCCACTCGTAGACTGGATATGGTATTACTTTACCATTTTCTACATGTATTAATTCATTATAAACTGGACAGACGTAAAATTCATTATTAAATCTAATATTTTTTCTGATCATTGATTTAGCATTTTCAACATATGACGCTCCTGTCTTCCAATAATACACACCAACAGTCGCCAAATTACTAATAACTTGTTTTTCAGCAACTTGAGTTACATTCTTAGTATTATAGTTTATTTTTGCGTATGAATATTTTGGACTATCAGACAGGAAATATGGGATAGCACCATCGCACTCTTGTTTTCTGACAAAATTTATAAAATGATTACCATCCCAATCTATCCACTGGTCTGAATTGCAAATAAGTAATTCTTGATCATTATCAATAAATTCTTCCGCTAGAAGGGCTGTACAGGCCGCACCTTCGGTTAAGCCATCAGTCAAAACTATTTCTACATCGGGCTTTAAATCTCTTAATTCTTTTTCAAAATATGGATATTTTTCAAGGTGTCCTTTTTGTAAAATAAAAATATATTTTCCTTCTAAATTAATATTATCTACGACTCTTTTGATCATAGGTATACCATCAACTAAAATTAGAGGCTTTGGTCTCTCAAAGCCTTCTTTCGCAAATCTACTTCCGGCTCCCGCCATTGGTATTAAAATATTCATATTATATTCCTTAAATCATTTCTAAAATTTCTTCTATGGTGAATTTATCTGCTTCGGAAGAATCTTTGCCATCTTCTAGTATTTTTTCATGAAGATTTTCTCCGGGCTGAAGCCCTATTTCTTTAATTTTCAATTGTTTTCCGGGTGGTAAGTATTTTTCTGCCATGGCTTGAAGAAGGTCTCCAACGCTCATTGATTTCATTTCTGGTACGTATGGGCTGCAATTAGATGCTTTGTTCATGCACTCAAATATTAGATCTACTGCCTGATTTACTGTCCAAAAATATCTTGTCGCAGACGGGTCTGTAACGATAACCTCCCTACCTTCTTGAAGAAGTTTTTTCCATTTACATAGCACTGAACCTGTTGAGTATAGCACATTTCCATATCTCAATATTCTATATTTAATATTAGGATAATTTCTTTCAAATTGCAAGAACATTCTTTCCATTAAATACTTTGTTGCCCCGTATACTCCATTTACTTGCGCTGCCTTGTCTGTGCTAATTCCAACTACAAACTCTATATTGTTTTTGGATGACTGCTCTAATATATTTAAAGATCCCAAAATATTAGACCTTACGCACTCTCTTGTCTGAACCTCTGATATTCCTACATGCTTAAAAGCCGCTAAATGAAATATCCCTGTAACACCCTTCATTGCCTGATGCACGTCGAAAGGATCGCATATATCTCCTGTGTATATTTCTACAGTTGGAAATTCTTGCTTTAACTCAATTAATTTACCCTCATCTCGTGCAAGAACAACTACAGAGCCGCCAGAATTAATAATTCTTCGGATTAATTCTGCTCCAAGAAAACCACTTCCTCCAGTTACCAAATACCGATTGCCTTTTTCAATATTTATCAATTTATTTCACCCTTTATTGTATTATTTCCTTCCAGAATCACTGCCATCTAAGTGCGATATAATTTTTTCATCATGGCTTGACCCATAGTTGTATATGCCCCATTTCTTATGGGCACTGTCAAAACCCAAAATAGAGATGTCTTTTTTATAAAAGAGATTTAAATTATATTCAACTATTCCAGTTATTCCATCTCTATTAATTGCAGCATATTTTACCCAATCTTTTTTAAATTTATCAACTCTTAGAATATGTGGATGTGTCGCTATGCAGTCCGTTTTCATAAAATAATGATCGTTAATGTTTTGCTCTTCAACATATGTTTCCCAAAAATCCTCATCCCCAACTTCTGGGTTGTCAATATGAGCCAACTGATTTTTTCTTTTATTAAATCTAACAAAATTTATCTCGTCTGTTTTGTGCATGGCTGTTAAAAGCTTTGCAGTATCTATATTTCTTAAGAAATTCCAATCATGCTCACAAAAAAGGACATATGGAGTAGTGCTTGAGTAAACAGCCCTAACATAGTTATCTCTTAAACCTGTATTAAGAAATCCGCTGTGCCTACATTCTTTAATTTCTATGTTCTCTATTTTTTTAAGATTCTTTATATATTCTTTGTGGTTAACATTGTCAATGTCGCTATCACAATAAACAATAAATTTGCACTCATTAATATTGGAAAATCTTTTTCTTATAGATGATATGGTTGATTCAATGACCGCAACAGAAGGTGCAGACGGAAGAACGTGTGTTGTTATTACAACCGTTAAAAGATCTTTAAGTTTTTGGTTGTTGGCTCTCACTTCCTATCTCACAAATCATTCTAACATCAACTTTGTCTTTATCTTCGTTTCTGTTAATTTTCATCTTTTTTACAACTTCTATACCAGCAAATTTTACACCAAAAAGATAAAAATGTTTAGAAGGATTGTGAATAATTTCATGTCTAGTGTCCGAATAATGCTTCTCTTCTTCGTTGTGGCAAGAAATGTCTGTACTTAAATATCCTATATTTTTTTTGTGTAAAAAATCTATATCTCTGCAATCTCTTAGCCCATATGCACTAAGGACTGCGCTTGAATCTACGCAAAAATCGCCTTTATCTTGTCTATTATCAACGATGTTTTTGTATGTTCTAAAGAAGTCATCAAACTTGTTTGTTTCTGACCAAACTCTATAATTTAACATGTGTACACTATTTTGATTATATATACTAGATGCTATTCTCCAAGTTTCCGCTTGTGTATCATTGATGTGAACAGAGTGTTTTCCGTTGCCACATAGTTCTCTTATATTTTCTTTTAAAACATCTAAATTTGACCTATTTTCCTCTTCGACCAAAAGAGTTGCGACAACATTTCCTTCGGTAAAACAATATGATTTTTTTTCAATTACTCCGGGTAGACCCTGCTCTTTTGTACCAATCCAAGGTTCACCATAGTATAGGTTGTGTATGTAATTTTTTTGACCTTGATCTGTTAATTCAACAGACTTTTCATAAACAACATTTACACTTTCGTTGATCAAATCTTTGATTTTTTGAATATCGACATCATGGGATGGAAACAAACTTATAGTATAAAGATTATCTTTATTTCTGCAAAATTCTAATGCCATTTCATCGGCATAATCTCTTCTAAGACCTTCTTTAACAATGTCCTTTTTATTTAAAAAATAATTTGCTGTGCAATCTATCTGTCCTTTTGAAATGTCAGATTCTTCAGATAAAACATTTTTACCTAATGCGATGCAAGATGCGATTCTATGAGCACCATTAATTGCTAATCCCTTAATTGTTGGAATTTTGCCATGAGATTCTTCAAAGCCATTGTCTTTTAGAGACTGTATGGTCTCTTCAAAGGATTCTAAAAAGTCTTTCTGTCCATCTTTGGGAGGATCTTTTTCTACAAAACCATTCCAAACTTCCAAATGATGAAGATATAAATCTTTTGCAAAATCTGATTGATTGTTGTTTAATATGCTCTTTGCATAAATTGTCTTTGCTGCAATATCAAATCTGTTAAATCTAAGAAAATCACTTGCTTTTTTATAATCTTGTAGCGGCTTATATTTTTCTTTTGATCTAATTTCCTTTTCTAATTTGACCTGATATGTGTTGTCAACCTTGTGATCGTTTAGTGGATTTACAAGATTGTATGCATATAGCATGTCTTTCACATAATGACTTTTATAAGAAGACATCTCTAACATTGGAAACATAAAAGCAAGATCCCAAGCCATTCTGTAAAAGTTTCCTTCTGTATCTAAGAAATCTTCTTTTTTAATTTTGCTCCAAAGAAAATATTTAAATGTCCTCAAGTGAGAAGAGCACCACTCTGATTCTCTAAAGGCGTTATTTCTAATAACACTCTCGGGGATTTGTCTTGCAAACTTTCCCCTTTGCTTAGATGGATATTCAATGTAACTTCCATATGTCATCCAGCATTTTTTTTGATTGTAAATGTCATTAAGTTTTGTTAAAACATCAGCACTAGCAAACCAATCATCTCCATCAAGTGTTACAATAATGTCTTCTTGTTTGGGATTAGAATATTCAATTCCATCATAAATGTTTTTTAAAGCAAAAGACTTTTCTTCTCTGTTTATTAAAACAAAGTTGTCTTTTCCCTCTATTTCTTTTTCAATAATCTCTCTTGTCGAGTCTGTCGATATATCATTCAACAATATGCACTGATAATTTTTATATTTTTGTGCCATCACAGACCTGATGCATAATTTGATATATTTTTCTACATTATAAAATGGTATGATTATTTTAAAGTGATTCTCCAAAGCCTATTCTCCTAGATACTTCAATACAATCTCAGGTATTTGTAATCTTTTTTCTTTCATTTTGTCGATGAGAGGTTTCCCCTTTAATGTGAACCACTCTTCGCTTGTTGCTCCAATTTTACTATTTGTAATAACTTTACAATCTAACATCCTTGCTTCAACAACAATCCTCGAAAGAGTCTCTAGCGTTTTTGGAAAGAATACCAGTGATTTATTCTTGTTCAATCTTGTTAAAAATTCTTGGTGCCCACAAGGCATAATCTTATCTATTTTAAGTCCTTTTGCCTTGCAATACATGATGCATCCTTCCAAGTTTTTATTTGGAATATTTGAGTACATTACAGAGCACACATCTTCTTTTTGGTCTTGTGGAATTATAATTTTCTCTAAGTGATCTAGTAATTCTTCTGACCATAAATTACCAGAAACACTGATAACATTGCCAGTTTTAATATTTTTCTCCACCACCTGCATGTGAAGCTTAGACTGACAAACAACCACCTTTGCTTTGCTGTAAAAGTCTCTATTGATTATTTGATCTTCTGGTGCCAAGTAATCTTCAAATGGAGACGGATCTCTTGTTCTGAGATACTTGTGGTCGTGCTCATAGATTATGTAAGAATAGTTTTCTTTGATATAATCTTTTACTTCTTCCGTTAGGGCAACAAAATTAGCAATAATTATTTTTGCTTCTTTGTCAGGTAGGTTTTGAATGGTTAATCCACGGGTATGGTATTTTTTTACATCATTACCCTTATTTATTAATAACTTAATTAACTCTTCGTTATTTAGTTCTCCCCCCCCACTGATTCCATCCTCAACAAAGAAGTCGGCTAAAAAAGCGATTTTCATTTACTTTTCCTTATACATTCGGACATTTGTCCCAACTAGACCATCTACTAGGTCGCTAGAACTTTGAACTTTTCCGCCGCCAACACCCCAAATGAGATGGACGCCAAGTTCTTCTGCGACTGGAATTTCGGGGATATTGTCAGATGTTCTATCTCCTCCGTTGGCAAAAGCTACTTTGAAGTTGGGCCACAATGCACGAACTTGACGAAGCAAATCACAAGCAGAGTTGTCATCATCATCAAAAGCCATAGCCTTAGAAACGCCTCGGGTGCCTTGGACCATCTCTACTCTTTCTGAGTGGGGCATGAAGATATACCCTTTCTTTCTCATTAGCCATTCATCAGAATTAACTCCGACTATAACTATTTCTGCCATCTTTGCTGATTCTTGAATCATTCGAAGGTGACCAACATGCATAGGATCGAATCCACCGCTCAAAACCACAACATCGTAATACATTACTCAAACACCTGTTCCTCTAAAGACTGGATCCATTTATCTAAATCCTCTTTCTCTTTTTCAGATTCATATACAGCATCCGCAAATTGTTTATATTGATTTTCATTTGTAAACTTTGCCCTAATATATTTATCCAGTTCTTTTGCTGTTTTTTTATACACACTAGGATTTTCGTATACATCTCTGATGGCAGTTTTATAACTTTTTTCAACAGGATAAGCCCATAAACAATTTTCTTCGATGACACCTTTCCAAACCGCTTGAGGTTGAACCTTTCCCAATTGATGGTTCACTTTTGCAAAATAAGGAATCATTTTTTTATTAGATTTTTTACCCTTTTTTGTTTTTTCTGGTGCATAAAGAAAATCTACTTGACCGCTCCATCCCATAGCAATAACAGGAATTTTGTGATATGCAGCTTCAAATATTGGCAATCCAAAACCTTCTCCGTGAGCGAGATTTATAAACCCTTTAATGCTCGAATGTTGATAGAGACCATTCATTTCTTCTTCTGTCATATCTCCATGAACAAGATATACTTTGCACTTCATTCCCTGCAACCTTTCAGAACTTAAAAGGTTTTGTAATCTTTCAATGGAAAAAGTTTTATCAATATTGGATGTATTCGATATCGACGCCTTAACAATAAGACCGACATCTTCATTGTCTTTGAACTCCTCTACAAACCATCCAATAGTCGATTCAAGGTTCTTTCTGGGGCTCCACTGGGCAACGGTTAAAAAATTAAATTTAGTTTTAAATTTGTAATCAAATTTCACCGAATTTGTTTCTTTAACTGGATAATTTACAGTTATGACCTCTGGGTGGCTTGGATTTTCTTTGTCCAACTTTAAATGTTCTACAACTTCTCCTTGTTGATTTTTAATTTCATAAGCAGTATCGTAAAATACATCTTTTGCATGGTTAGAGACAACAATAATTTTATCCATCTCTATACATTTTTGGATCCATACAGGAGAAGCGATATTTGTTTCGATACCAGCGGTATAGCCTACATTATATGCAGCTAATTCCCTATCCCACTCATTTGGGATTGTCACTTGCAAAGACATGTCATACTTTTGTGGTCCGGGAATATTTTGTAGTTGAGACTCACGGATAATTGTTTTTTCTATGATAGAGTCGATCCACCTTCTTTCTTCAGTGTCTTCCCAAGTCCAACTTAATTTACCCCAGTTAGTTGGAATTACAAATATATCAAACCTTTCTTCGTGCTCTCTTAAAGACCTAAGAGCAAAGCGAGCTTGCTCTCCATACCCAGACCTACTTAGCACTGGTCCTTTTAATAAAATTCTTTTTCTCATTGTATCTCCGTAACACTCCAAGGTTTGTAATTTTTTCTAGTATCCCAAGATCCATGCTTCTCGTGGACTCCTAACATTAAGTCAACCCAAGTTTTCTCAAAGTTTTCAAAACCATAATTATTTTCAACATGAAGCCTTCCTTTTTTGCCAATCTCTTGTCTCTCTTCTCTTGTCATGTTATGTACTTTAAGAAGAGCATCAACAAAATCTTCTTCTGAAATTCTATCTTCATAAATGTATGGTACTTGTTGCGACCCGATGAGTGATTTAGAGCTAGGCTCTATACCTACGCCAAACCACTCTTTGCCATCTGTTACCTGCTCTTGTAGTCCCCCAGTCATGGTAACAATAATTGGCGTACCACATGAAAGAGCCTCAAGTGTCCCAAGACCAAACCCTTCGGCATCAGAAATATTTACAACTACATCCGAAATATTGTACATTGCTGCCAAGTTATGTGGTGGCACTTTTTCCCTAGATAAGAGAACTTGACCTTTATCTAACCCAAAATCGCGCAAGATCATATTAAGATCTTGCCCATAAGGATCCGCAGGATCTGTGTGCATAAGCAAGACACACTTCTTTGCTTTCTCTTCGCCGAGCTTATCTAAGAATTTAGAATACCAATGAATAAGAGTTCCACTCTGTTTTCTTTTTGCATTACGATTATTCCACATAATCACAAATTTATCGTCAGATTTAAAATATTTTTCACGTAATTCTTTTCTTTTCTCATCACTATCTAGTGGCTTAAATATACTAGAATCAACTGCATGTGGCATATAAAGTGCCTCAACATCACTTGTAGTCTGCTGTACAATATCATGCGTTACTTTTGAGATACAAGCGATGCAATCATTTGAATCATAAAACTTTTTATTATATTTTGGAGCAGGATGATTGTCCCAAACATGATAGTATACCATTGGCACTAGCGGTCTAATCTCATTTTCCATTGACCACAACCACTCGTAAAATCTTGGATCGGTCATAAACCATAAAATGTCTGGTTTTTGAGTTCTGATTAGAGATCTAATTATTTCTTGGCTACCATAACTATCTACTGGCTGGATTAGCCAGTCTTCGCCATATGGGTCTATTTTAGAAATTTCGTAATTGTGATGTTTAATTGCACCCGCTAAAGAAAATATTTGAAACTTTCCTGTTTTCAATAGAGCTTCGCATACATATTTTGTTTGAGTTCCGACACCCGAAGGGGAGAGAGGGTGGTCACTAATGGTAAGTACCTTAATTTTTTTTTCTGTCATGGGCAGTGTTCCGTTCTGTGAAATTCACACTTACTACAAGCAAGTCTGTTTTTAATAAAATTCTTATTTTCAATATTATAAACAGCCTTTTTCAAAAAGTTAAGAGCATTTTCAGTCTTTTTTGGACCGCTTGTTACACGGAAGATCTCAACCCTGTCTTTCTTGGCTGTTCTTTTAAGTAGTGCAAAATGAGTTTCTACCATTTTTGGGTCAACATTGTGTTTCTTTGCCCAGAAATGCTTGTAAAAAGTAAGCTGGTAGGTCATCATAGGGTCAGAACGCTTCCTAGCATCCCACCCCCAAGAACAAGTTTTCCAATCAATCACATGATACTTGCCGTCAGGGGTCTTAATGATCAAGTCAATAAACCCTTTAAACTTTTCAATCTCTTTTGGCTGGAAGAATTCAATCATTTCCATCAAATCTTCCTCTGCTTCGACAACTTCATAGTCTCCAAAGTGGTCTTGTAATGCAGGAAGCACTTCGTCAAGGATAGGAGGACCTTGATCTTTCATTTTTTCTACTAAATCGCCCGTTTTTTCGACGTTTTCGGGCAAATTATCAAGGATTTCCTTGAATTTTAGTTGAAAAAAGGACTTTTTGTCTTTCAAACCCTCGGTAAGCATCTTTTCACAAGAGTCATGCATCGCATTACCAAAGGCCGTAAAAGCATTACCTTGGAAGCCTTTTACCTTATCTAAGTTCATTAATTTGTGATAAAAGGGGCAAAAGTTCCAGTTTTTTGCCTCTGAGAAGCTAATGTGCGTCATTATTACTCCGTATTTGCTAAAGTTTCAAGCTTATTATACAATACGGGACAAATTTTTGCAAGGTAATTGTGATCTTTAAATAAAAAATATGCCTCAAATCCTCGGGCGAAGTATTCTCTTACAGAAGTGGCTGCATACGGGGAGTAAAACAAGCCATTGATATAATTTGCTAATTTTTTGTAGCCTATTTGATTACTAAAGAAGTCATCTAGTTTGGCATCATAATCTAATTCGTGAAAATTATTTTTCAACTCTGTACACTCCTCACCATTTGCTTTGAGGATTTGATATAGTCTCTCTCTTTTACCTAGAAATTCATTTTGAAGCCTGCCATCTCCATATATATGATTTGCGTACTTTTCTTCTACTGCGTGAGCAATTTCGTGCACAATATCATCAGCCATATCTTTGGCGTTATCTTGTACATTAATTACATAAATTGCACCATCTTCATAAGCAGCATTAAATCTTTTTTCGTGAAATTCCTTAAAATCTCCGACATAGATCACATCTACGCCAGAGGCTAGGTAAGGAGGCACACTTTTTTGTACAATATCGATTACTTGTCTAATATTACTGTGCCCGTCTAAGAAAAACAATTCAGGGCTAATGTAGATAGGAATTGAATTAAACAAAAAATGTTCTTTAGAATTGTTTCTAGTTTTACTAGAGGACTTATTGATATATTCTTTAAGGCTGCTCATCTTCTTTTGTTTTGTTTAGTTCCTCTTCAACAAGTCTTTCACCAACCTCCACATCCACCATTGCTTGCTGATATCCTCGAATCCAGTTTTCTTCTGCTACAGTCAAAACAAACTCAGGGAACTCCTGCGCCATAGTATTAACAATCATTTCCACAGTCACTTCATCGTTATCTGGTTTTTCTTTTTTTCCAACATATTCAATTAAAAAAGTTTTTAATTCATTTTCTTTTTCCACTGTCTGCTGCGAAACTTCTTCAAATTTGCTTAAATCAATTTCATTAAAGTTAATCTCGTTCATTACTTTCTCCTTATTTGGTGGGCCCGCTCGGACTCGAACCGAGGACTAATCGCTTATGAGGCGACTGCTCTAACCAACTGAACTACAGGCCCGCAGTTGGCGATATGGGAGTTGAACCCATCTCTAGGATGCTTATAAGACACCCCCTGACTACCAGCCAGCCATCGCCACTAACTATAGCACAAATATAAAATATTATTAAAGTTTTGTCAACAAAAAATTATAAAATCTTTGCTGCTAGAGTGGCAACCTTTGACCGTTCGCCCTTTTGGAGAGTAATGTGACCTGATATGTCGTGCTCTTTAAATTTTTCAACAGCGTAGGTTAAGCCGTTGGAAGTCTCGTCAATGTAAATATTGTCTATTTGCTCGATATCACCAGTAAGAATTATTTTTGTTCCTTCCCCAACACGGGTGAGAATAGTTTTAAGTTCGTGTCTTGTGAGGTTTTGTGCTTCATCAATAATAATGAAGGCGTTTGTGATAGAACGCCCCCGGATGTATGTGATAGCTTCTATTTCGATGATGCCCTTTTCAAAGTACATTTTGACTGTATCCCTATCATTTCCTAGTAAAAACTCTAAATTATCTTTGATGGGCATCAGCCATGGATCCATCTTCTCCTCTAGTGTTCCGGGTAGGAAGCCGATATCTTTGCCAAGTGGTTGGATTGGACGAGATACAATAAGCTTTTTATATTCATTATCGTCTCCTAATACTTGCTCTAATCCTGCTGCTACGGCTAGTAGAGTTTTACCAGAACCAGCTTGTCCGATAAGCGAAACTACTTCAACATCTGGGTCCATTAGAAGCTCCAATGCAAAAGATTGTTCCTTATTTCTGGCATCGATACCCCAGACATTTTCCATCTTATACATCTTTACAAGTGGATCGCTGTAGTTGTAAAATCTAGCCAAAGCAGTTTTCTTGTCGTTTGAGTTGGATACCAGCATCACATATTGGTTTGGTTGTAGCTTTATTTCTTCTTTATCAGCGAATATTTCTTCACCAGCATAGAATGAGTCAACAACTTGTTCATCGACAAGGTATTTTGATAGCCCTGTAAATACCTCGTCTTTGTTTTCAACTGTATCGTGTGCTACATAATCTTCGCATAATAACCCAAGCGAATCACATTTAACACGCATATTAATATCTTGCGAGACAACAATAACTTTTTTTCTTTTATATTTTGCTTTTTCGGTCAGAGCAGTAGCTATGATTTGATTATCTGGTACGCTTAAGTCAAAGTCGTGGGGAAGACCTTCCGTTTCGTAGTGTTGTACAAAAAGTTTTCCTTTACCTTCTCCTAGTGAAACACCTTTGAAAAGACTACCCTTTGTTCTGTATACATCTAAAATACGAATAACATAACGGGCATTAAATCCTGCTCCGTCTTGTCTGGCTTTGTTTTTATCTATTTCATCTAAAACTTTAAGTGGAATGATGATGTCGTTTTCTTCAAACTGTTTCAAGCAGTTAGGATCGGATAGGAAAACGCAGGTGTCTAAGACAAATGTTTTTTTCACAGGCATACCTCGTATAGTAATTACTCAGAGAAAATATTAAAGTTTAAACTTTTTTGAAACTAGTTAAGATATGCGAAAGAAACTTACACTATTAGCCTTTTTATTATCATTAACTATTTTTTTGCCATCCTGTGTTTCGACTAATTTTGGATTTCATATCCCAGAAGACTCTAGGGATCAATTTGTAAGAATAATCCAACAAGCATATGTTAGTATATGCGCGGAAGAAGGGTGTGTAACCAATCCTTTGAGATCTAGTGGGTCTGGTGCGATAGTTGCAGAAAGCACAAAAGGATCATACATTTTAACTGCTGGTCATGTCTGTGAATTAGAAATTGAAAATATTGTGCGAACACCAGAAATGCTAAAAGCGATAAATGGTATTGAAGTGCACATGTCAATAGTGAATTTATCTCAATCAAAATATAAAGCACAGATAGTATCTATTGACAATAATAGTGATTTATGCTTACTTTTTTCTAAAAATTACTGGAATGAAAAAGGTCCTGCTAAAATAGCTGATTCTCCCGTATTTGAAGGAGAAAGAGTCTATAATGTCGCAGCGCCGGTTGGCATATTTTATGAAGATGTTGTTCCGTTACTAGAAGGGTTTTATATGGGAAAGGATGGTTTGAAAGCTTATTATTCAATCCCTGCTATGGGTGGAAGCTCTGGTTCTCCAATATTTAATATCAGGGGTCACTTAGTGGGAATGATTCATTCTGTCAATGTTGCATTTCCTATGGTGTCTGTATCACCAACACAAAAAGAATTAAAAAAATTCCTTGAATCAAATATAAAGGCTCACAAAAAAGAACTAGCATACCTAGAAAGAGAAATGCGTTCCAAGAGAGATATTGAGCCTCTTTGGAAATTTTTAGGTTTAGATAGGATTTAGTGTCGGAAGGGGGACTCGAACCCCCACGCTCTAGGAGCAACAGATTTTAAGTCTGTCGTGTCTACCAATTCCACCACTCCGACATTTTAATCTATACATTTTATAACATTACTGTTACATCTTTGTCAAGGTTTATCTTATGACAATAGCAAAAAATAAGTATAGATATGAAAAAGATAAAAAGATTTTTTATGTCTCTGCTGATAGCCTTTGCTGGCTTCTTTGGTGTAATGTTTTTTATTGTTGCCCTCAACGAAAAAAGTTTGGACAAGGATAAGAAACCAGAACAAAAACAAACTGTCTTCAAGGTTGAGAAGGTTAAAAAACCACCAGTCAAGCCGAAAAAGAAAAAGAAGAAGGAAAGAGTAAAAAAGGCTGCGAAAGCCAAAGCACCCAAGCCAGTTATACCATCCACACTTGTGGGAGCATCCTTTGATATACCTTCCCTAGAAATAAAGGATATTGTTAGTAATGATCTACTTGGCGAGGTAGAGAACGCAAAAGATTTACTTATGACTGCTGGATCTGTCGATACAAAGCCGAGACCAAACATTTCCAATAAACCTCCTTCCTATCCTAGACAAGCAGCGAGAGACGGTATTACAGGTAAAATAACTTTGAAAATATTGTTGAGTAAAGAAGGTAGGGTTCTAAAAAGCCGTGTTACAAAGTCTATGCCCAAGAGTGTTTTTGATGATGCTGCCCTGAAAGCAGTTGCTAACTGGACCTTTGAGCCAGCGATGTATAAGGGTCAACCTGTGAAGATTTGGATAGACCAAGAAGTTATTTTTGAGATTTGAGATTTTTTAGTTCTTTGTTTGCATGATTGATTATAGATTTTTGAGCAGCAACTAGTATATCATCATCGATATGTTTTGCAGTATCTCCTAAATTAAAAACAGGCTCAATCCCAAGATAGCCACATACTTGCAATTCTTCTTTTGGTAGTGACAAACTTGTGGCAGAGCCTCCATTCCCAAAATATGTAGGTCGAGTTTCAAACAGGGCGTAAGTCACATCTCCCTCAGAATCATCAAAAGCTATAACTTTAGAAACATATTTACATTCTTCTAAAATACTTTTTCTAGTCTCAAAATCAAATAAAAGATGACCCTTATTTTTCATAACCCATTCATCACTATTTAAGGCAACAATTACTTTGCCATAATTGCTAGCATCTTTCAATAGTAGCAAATGACCGAAATGAAGTGGGTTGAAAGCACCGCTTATAAGAATCGTTTTCTCACTCATGGTGTAATAATATCATCAACAAGACCATATTTTAAGCAGGTCTTGGCATCCCACCAGAGATCCCTCTTAAGGATATCTTTGATTTTTGATTTAGGTATATTTGTATGCTCTTCGTAGATTCCGATGATTTTCTTCATAAGAAGCTCACTGTTTTTCATATCATCTTTCATCTCCTCAAATTTACCCCACATGCCGGATGAAAGCTGATGAATTAACATAAAAGCATGTTCGTGGATATATCTTTCTTCAGCAACAACGCTCATAATGGTAGCGGCAGAAGCAGCGCATCCATCAATAACAGACACAACTGGAACTGGACATGTTTTAATGTAATCAACAGACCCAAAACCCGCAAACACAGAACCCCCATAAGAATTAATATGTAACCTTAGCTTGGGTGGGGCTGGAATGTTGTAAACTTTTTGTATGTTTGCCAGCTTGTTCCCAGTTGTATGTATAAGTTTATTTAATTGCAAGTTATCTTGTCTAGTAACGCCAGAATAAAAATAAATTTTATTATGCTCGACAGAAACCCCACTATCGTCGCCAGAGGATGCCATCATTAAAGGTCCCTCGCTATCATGTTTTTTATCTTTTATTTTCATATTCCAATAATCTTCCATTAAAACCTCTTTTGTATGGTACGCCCGACAGGATTCGAACCTGTGACCCACGGCTTAGAAGGCCGTTGCTCTATCCAACTGAGCTACGGGCGCTTAAAGCTTAATATTTTTCATCAAATGATCCCCAGCCTTTCGCATGTCAGTTTCTAGTTTATGCAAATAAGCAGCAATCAATATAAATCTAGCAACAAAATTTATTTCTTCTTTTGATAAAACAGTTCTGAATTCTTTGCCATCTTTATTTTTATGACTGAAAATAAAGTTAAAATAATATTGTTCTGTTTGAATTCCAGCTTGTTTAGCTAATTCTTGGTAGGATGGATGACAGGACTTACATTCATTAACCCAGACATTAGAGTTTTTCCTAACTTGAGAGTAGTCTTGTGCCTGTGCCAAAGAAGTTGCAAATAGAATAGAAATAAAAATTGCTTTTGTCGTAATACTCTTCATAAAGAATATAATACACAATTTTTATTTAAGTTTCAAGAACTTTTTTAATTCTTCAATTCTTTTTTTCGGAGATTTGAGACCACCAACGATTGTATAGGCGACAAGCTTGTCCCTTTCTGGGTCTTCATATATGCCTCGGTGTACAATTGCGCCGCCTGTCAAAGCAGCCAAGGTATCAAAGCCGTATTCAATATTGTCCATAAGACCGGGGACGGTTTCATACAATACAGTGCCTCCAACAATAACTGATGCTGCACCCTGTGCTGTTGTTAAATCAAAGCCCCCAGCAAGAAGTGTTTTTTCTAGGTTATTTTTTAAGGCAGCAGACAAACTAGTTTCGCTTTCTGCATTCTTAACTGTTGTTGCGCCAAAGATCATGCAACCAGATGTCTTCATAATACTGTTGTAATCTGCGGAATCAAACGCTGTATAGTTTGAATCTTTATTTGACAGCAAATTAAAAATGTGAAAAAGACCTGCAACTGTATTGTTTAGTGTTGGCCAGAACTGCTTAACTGTCAATTTCGGATATAGCTTTTTAATTTTATCATTATCAACAATAACCAAAGGAGCAAACTCTTTTTTGTCTGCTGCTTTGCACAAGTCATTCATTCTGTTATAAGAATTGTTAGCTACAACTGGTGAGGCGCATTCTCCTGTTGTTGGGAGGGATGCAATAACGCCAACTCTCTCATTTGGATTATCGACACCAATGTATGTAAAATATTTTTTTGCAACCTTAAGCAATTGCATGACACTACCGCCGCCAGTTCCACCGCCAACACCAACACAGATCATAATTCTGTCAATATCATTGCCAAAGATCTCTTTAAATTTATTAAAAATCTCTTGGCTTCTATTTTCAAATGCTTTTTGAGAAAATGAATGGTCTTTGCCTGCGCCTTGAGATCCCTCAAATTCCAAATGGTGTTTATGTCTGTCTGGCAATTCCAAGAAATTAAGATCAGACTGAGCCAAGTTAAAGCAAACTGTTTTGGTATAGCCAAGATCATAAAATGCTTTTGCAATACGACCACCACCTTGACCAGACCCAACGATACCATATGTTAGGGATCCACCGGCATCATCAAGGAGTTCATCTTTTTGAGACTCCTCAATCTCATCCACATCGAGGTCTTCAATATCTAAGGTAGGTAAATTTAAATCACTCATTTGTAATCTCCTATAATTTTTAACGACATGATTAAGTAGTCAAAAATACTGTTATTTTTATATTTGCCTTTTTCTTTTCGGTAGGCTCTATCAAATTTTCTTTCCCATTTTAACACAGCTTTTGCATATTTTAAACCTTGCTTATTTTTATTTTCTCCTTTACACCGATATCCAGCGTTATAACCACATAAAGCTATAGTTTTATTTCTTTTTGAATATTTATAATACCAAAAATTAAGAATTTTGGCTCCAACTTCTATCGATGTCTCTGGGTCTTTTAATTCGTCGCAAGTTAAATTTCTGTCTTTATTTGAAAACTTTTTTGAATATTTTGGAAGTACTTGCATAATGCCGCATGCATTAGAATAACTTTTAGCAGCAGGTGTCCATCTGCTCTCAACTGTTCCAACAGCTACAATCAGGGATGGCTTAATTTTGTTTACTTCTGATTCATAAACTATAGTATCTGAATATTCACATATGATACCGGCATTATGCAAATTCATAGACAACGCTGTCAGACATACTAATAATGAATTCATTTCGAATGCCTATCGGCTATGGAAGCTGCCGCAAAAGCATCTGGCTTGACCCTACATTCATACCCAGAACCTTTAACATAACCTATTAACATGTTTGCCAAATGACTGGTGCCTTCGTTATTTTCTTGTGGGCTAATATCTAAATGTAATTCTAATTTTGCATTTGGAACTAACTTTATAATATCATTTGCCAAATTAATGGTTTTCTCAGCTTCTTTAATCATTCTAATACTAAGTTCGGGGAATTGTTTTTTATTTAATTTAGTCTTGGTAAAGAAATATCTACCACCTTTTTGTTTATCTGCTCCGTATAAACAAATAGCAGTAGAGAATATACATTTATTCTTTATAAAAAAAGAATCAGTACCAATATAAACAGTACCATTTTGCTTGCTATGCTCTTTAATTTGTAGTATAATAGTATTATAATCTACTTTTGTTTTAGATCCTGTATTCCAATTTGTATTTGAATTAAGCATTTAAAATAACTAGTTGTAGTTTGTTTAAACAGGGTAGCATATATTTTAAGTTATGTCAAATAAAAAATACAAAAGCATTACTATAGCGTTAAGATCAAAAGGGAAATCTTGCGAGGAATTTGAAAACATGCTGTCATCACTCTCTATAGAAGAAGTACTAGCTTTGAAATTAGAATTGTCATCGAAAATGACAAATGGTAAATTATTTGGATTTCCTATTTTAAAAGGACTCCAGCACATTATTAGAGAGGCTGCTCTTTTATTTGCCCACTCAGCAGGCAAAACAAACAATGAGGCTGCTTCAATTTTAGGAATTACCAACTGGCAATATAGACAGCTGATGAAGAAATATAAAATAAGAGAATTTTTTAAAAAAAGCGATTGACATATTCTCAGAATTGTGTATAGTTAGTTCATATCACTTAGTTAAAAGGTGTGTTGAATTGTGATATATTAATTTAACAACAAGTAGGTCGTCCTTCAACGCCCTTTACG